AATGTTACAAACCTGGTACATTTCGAAAATCGAAGCATCGATTTCCGGAATGACAGAAATGTTACAAACCTGGTACATTCCGAAAATCGAGGCTTCGATTTCCGGAATACAAAAATGTTACAAATCTGTGACATTTTTGCGACACATTTGCGACATCCGCCTGGGCACTTCGCCCAGGAGGACTGCCGCGAGGACTGCACGGAGGACTGGTCCGAGGACTGGTCCTCGCCGTCGGAGAGAGATATGTCCTACATCACCAGCATCAAGCAAAGCAATTTCTACAACGGCACGACGATCATCGTGCACGCTGTGACGAGCGACAGCCGCACCTTCTGCGCGTTCGCGTCGTGTGCGCGCAGCCAGGACTGTTGGCGTGTTCGCATCGTCGAGACGTTCCACGCTGAAGAGCGCGACGTTGAGCGTTATGTGAAGCGCACCGAGGCGGATGTCCTGCCGTCGATTGTCGAAGCCATCCAGGCGCACATCGCCGTCGCAGCTCCGCTCGCCGCGAACTGATGCCGAGCGCGGTCTACGTGGTGGTGCCACGTACTGACGAGTCCCAGCCAAGGACGAAACCGCAAGGAGACAGAGACATGACCCCGATCCGACTGCAGCAAATGCTGCACGACGACCTGGTCACGATCCAGAAGCTGACGATCATGGTCACGCCATGCCCGTCGACTTCCGATTTCGTGGACCAGGTCTCCCAAATCCGCAAGGACCTCTTCAACGCGCAGGACAAGATCCTGTCCCTCATGGACCACGTTGACCAGCGATTGTTCGCTGTCAATCCGAAGGACTGACTGATCGACCGCTCTAAAAGGAGCGGCTTTCGGAAAAACTAGGTGACATACTTAGTTTTTCCGAAAGCTACTCTTTCGCAAATCGAGGACCCTAACGGGGACCGAACCGAGAGTACTGGAAGTTAGTTATTGCCCAGGGTTTCATTTACCTTTTCGGGCAAAGAAGATTTCCCTACTTTTGACGTAAGTCCTTGTAAACAAAGGCCGATCGATTTTTGGAAGTACCCCTTTTTTATTGCTCGTCGTAAGTCCTTGTAAACCGTGGGGTTTGCATCGATTTCTTCGAAAATGAAAATAAGAGGTGCCCAAATCCCCCTTACGCGGGAGATGTTTTTGGTGGGGTTGCCGTAAAAGGCACAAACATTTCCGACTGAAAAGAGGAAATGTGAGGATTTCTCCACAAAAAATGTCTCCTCGCGTAACGGATTTTTGCCAAAAGTGCCCTTTTTCGACCTGACTCTCACAAAGCCAGGTTTCACAAGGGCTTACCGAACGGCAATGAAAAACGGTTTCTGCCCGCAAAGGCAAATAATCCTCTGCGAACAGCAACAACCGACTCGAATCCCTCCATAAGGCTGTCTTGTAGACGGCCTGGCATTGGCTAGGATCGACGATCGGCAACAGGGACGGCCCACCATAGCCCCCCCTACCCCATCGTCGATCCTAGACGATCCTGCGAGCTCGCCAAAAACGACTCGCATGGAGACTGCTACGGTACCACCGTACTCTCATGACCGAAAAAATAATCCTCGACCTGGAATGGCGTCACGCCTTCCACGGCTCGTATTATTGTTCGGCATTTCTAGTTTTTCCCACCGGCTATTCGTCACAAGCTGACGAGATCGGCAAGTGGAGCAAACTCGAATACCGAACAATAGTGCTCGACAGCGGCGAGACCGCCGTCGTCTGGCAACTGAATCAAGACGGTTCTGACCAGCTGGCTGAGAAGCTGTCAGAAATCCGTGTCGCAAGAGACCGCTGCAAGCAGTGCGGTTTGTTGCACGAGATTGCCGACCTGGCACACTCGATCGACTGGGCAACCACGGCTCACCTAGAGTGGGTCGTGCGACCGGTTGACCATCCGGGTCAACTGATGCTCTTCTAGGGGTGCGCCTAGCAAGGGAGCCGCCTACTTTGGGCGGCTCGCTACACTAGGAGTACCTATGCATCACCTGATGCGCGATCTGCTTGCTCGGCAAGCGCGCGAAAGGGAGCAGCTCGATCAGCGCATCGAAGTGTCTGACGATCTGATCGATGCCGGCTGTCCTGAGTGGCTGACCACGAGCGCGAACATTGGTTCGGGCTACAAGGGTTGCGGCTACCAGTTCACCGTCGGCTTCGGGCGGAATCTTCAGCCTTCGCACATGCTGGCGATCGCCGAAACGCGACTGCCGGCTGAGCCAATCCAGCTGTTCCAGCACAGCTTGCTGTGCCCGATCGGGGGTCTCGGTGAGTTGTACACCTCGATGGTCCGGCCCACCGAAAGGGTTGGTCCGGTCTACATCGAAGTGAATGACCCGATCCTCCCGGCCACGCTCAACTGGTTCGTCAAGGCTGGCAGCAGGATTCTGTTGCTGTCCCTGATCATTCCCGAGCACCTCTACCCGCTCGCCAAGATCGGCTACCGCAAAGTGGTCCGAGCCAGCGAGCCGGCAAACTTGCCCGAGTACGAACGACCGCCGCTTCACCAAACCTGGATGTACCCGGTCGATCGTACGGTGAGCTTCAAGCTGATCACGTTCCCGCCTGCCGGGATCAACGATCCGCTCAACTACAGACTCCACCTCGAGTCGGACACTCCGTCCGATGCGATCAGGGAGTTGTTCTACTGATCAACAGCATGATCAAGAAACGCTTCAAGCTGTACGAACACGAACTGTTCGACAGCAACGAAGGGCATTGCATCAACTGCGGCGCGCAAGCGTTCGCAGTTGAGCCCGATGCTCGAAAGTACAAGTGCGAGACCTGCGGTGCGAACGCGGTCTACGGCAACGAGCAACTGCTCATCGCCGGTCTGGTGGACATCATCGAAGAGGAACATGACTGTTACAATGCTCAGTACGACTGAGACCGCCAAGGCGATCCGGTCGTATCTCAAGGACAGCGGCATCAAGCCGCTGTCCGTCCGTTCCAGCACCTACTCCATGGGTTCGAGCGTCTACATCGAAGTGGACCTCGAGACCTATCGGAGCAGGCCGCTGGAGTTCTGGCGTGACCTGATGAACGACTACTCCTACGGGTCGTTCGATGGCATGACCGATTCGTACAACTACTCCCCGCACACCGTGGTGTGGAAGGGCGAGCAAGTACGGCCAGGTGCCAAGTACGTCCACGTAGCAGTGCGACATGACTCCTGACACCTGCAAGCACTGCTACGGCGAACTGTTCTTCCTAGGGCAGCTCGGCAACCTGCACTGGTTCCGTTGCCGCAACTGCGGCGCGGACCAGTGCTCGGTCCCGGCGTAAAGTCCGCCGGCTGATGAGCCCCAGAAGGGCGAAACCGAACATGGAAAACAAGACCAAGTACGCCATCGCGTACCAGCAGAGCATCGCTCTGTCCAACGCAGCCTGGGCTGCTCTGGAAACGATGTACCTGATCGCAGACAAGGAATCGGTCGATCTGCTCAGGGACATCTACCGCAAGTCCTCGCAGTTCTTCCGCGATTGCCACGCTCGCCACAGCACTTCACGACAGCCCGAGGAGGATGCCTGCTGATGCCCAAGTACACCGTCTACGGCAGCCGCGTAGTCAGGGTGTGGGAAGAGCTCGAATATTCTTTCGAGCACGACAACCCGAACCTGACTCTTGAACAGGCAAGAAAGATCATCCATGAAGAGATGATCTTCCCCGAAACAGTCAGCATATCCGAAGAGCTCGATCGTGAATCTGTAGAGTTCACTGGCATCGAGCGTGATGACTGAGCGGTCTCGGCGTATATCGCGCCGACTGATGAGCCCCAGCAGGGCGAAACCGCATGAAACTCAAGCCAGGCAACCCTGCTCTGGCCGAAGCTCGCACGATCCATCCGAAGGGCCGTCGCACTGTCGATGACAGCCGCGATGTCCTCAAGCCGGTTGCGAACAACAGCAAGCTCGGCAAGGGCAAGGGCACCATCCTCAAGGGTCGGTGGCGCGGGTTCCCACTCTTCAGCATCACGCTCGAAGAGCGAGCAACCTGCCCGTCTACCTGCCTCAGATGGGCCGAGTGCTACGGCAACTCAATGCCGTTCGCACATCGGTTCCAACATGGCCCCGAACTCGAGGCCAAGATCCAAAGCGAAGTTGCCGAGCTCGCACGGATGCATCCGCACGGCTTCGCTGTGCGCCTGCACATCCTCGGCGACTTCTACTCCGACGGCTACGTCAAGATGTGGCGCAAGCTGATCGTTCGACACACCAACCTGCATGTCTACGGCTACACCGCCCGTGAGGGCTGGAAGTGCCTCACCGACATGCGAAAAGACTTCCCTGACCGCTGGTGGGTGCGCTTCAGCACCAACAAGCGCATCAAGGGTCAGATCGTCGCAACCACGCAGGGATCCGTCCCCGGTGCTGTGACCTGCCCCGAGCAAACCGGCAAGACCGAGTCGTGTCTGACTTGCGGTCTCTGCTGGTCCGTCGAACTCCCCATCGAGTTCATCGACCACGATGAACTACAACACGCATGAAGTACCTACTAGTGATGGGAGACATCGGCTCAGGCTTCGACTTCGTCGGACCATTCGACTCGGTCGAAGAGGCCGAGAACTCCAAGGAAGGACAGCACGGCTACCTATGGATCTGCAGGCTCCACGAACCGATCTGCGAGATCGTTCTCAGGACTCCCTGATGGACCCACAAAACCGAGTTCAGCACTACCTTTGTGCTAGCTGCAACAGCGTGTTGCGGCAAAAGGCCTTCATGTACGTCGATCTCCAGCTCGTCCGCAGGGACGGCTGGCAATCCGGCTTCATGGAAGCATGCTCGCTCGCAGACTTTGAAGAGTGCTTCTACTGCGACAACTGCGGAGACCATCCGCAAGACTTCGTCACCGGAGAGACATTCGAATGCCCGAGCTAGTCTACAAAGCCACCATCGGCAACTACCGAGTCGCGGTGATCCCAGACCGCGACAAGTGGCGCGGTGTCATCACCGTGGCTCGCAAGAGCCAGTTCCCTTCAACCACAGAACTCTATGACCGACCAATCGACGCCTTCAGGGCAGCCATCGGGCTTGTTCTTCCAGCTCCACCTCAGCCGCAAGTACCTGAACACGGAGGAGCTTGACGTAGCGGTCAAGCAACTCATCGAGCTGGCACAACACATCGAATACGAGGCCAACACACACGACGAGCACGATCCTGTGTACGCCAGCCACTTGATGGGCGTCTCTGGCCTGATCGCCAACCTTGCCGATCAGCTTGAGAAGTCCTCCTGAGCGGTCGCACCGTATAGCTCGGTGCCTGATGAGCCCCAGCAGGGCGAAACCGCATGAGCATCTACGAAATCGACCTTCGTGGTCTCGAGCCTCTGGTGCCTGCCTACGGTCGTGACTACACGACCATCAAGCAAGCCCAGGCGGACCTCGACAAGAAGCTGGACTTCATGACGCCTTCCGGCAAGTACATCAACATCGATGAGCTTGCCCAGATCGGCATGAAGACGATCCGCATCCGCTACAGCCGGCTGCAAAAGACAGCCTTCCTCAAGGTGCAGTAATGCCAAAACTCTTGAACAAAGACCTCCAGATCTCCAGCCGTTTCCGAACCGACCTGGCCTACGTAGTAGGCTGCCAGTTCGGCCCGATGCTTCTGCAGGTCGGCGGCACCGTAGAAGAAGCGTGGGAAGAGTACCACGCCCGTTTCTGCGACCCTGTCCCGGCTGAAGAGCAGACCGAAGACATGTTCGAGCGCGACGACATCGCCTTCATCGACGGAGTCGGCCCTGTCTGGGTCGACGAGTACTTCTGGGTGCGAGAGTTCCATGGCAAGGATGCCATCTCACGCGCCGGAAAACTCTTCCGCAACTTCCACTACCTATGATCAACCACGAAACCGCAGCGAAGATCGCAACGGCCAAGGTGATCGACGATAAGCTCTACAAGAGCCTGTCGCTCGAGCTACCTGAGAACACGACGATGGTGGTCGACACCACCATCCGCATCGCAGGCGCGATCAAGAAGGGCTCGGCCTACCGACAGCGCGTCGCGGCTGCAGCCAACCCATGGGCCTTGCTTGCCAAGGCCCTCAGCAAGCTCAACTCGGCAACGATCGAATCGATCGTCGAAGAGTCGATGAGTGTCGGTGACGAGGAAGCCTCAGCCATCAAGGCCAAGGCATCCGAAGCTCTCGACAAGATCCTGGCATCCACAGAGCGTCGACGAGGTTGTCAGCAACCTGGACACCTCCGACATCGAGAGTCGTGTTGTCGACGCCGTCGACATCGACCAGCTCACCGAAAACGTCGACGTAAGCGAGATCGTCGACAAGGCCGCCGAGAACATCGACCTCAACGACCTCGCACGGCTCATGCTCGAAGAGATGAGCTACGAGCGGCTGGCAGCAGCGATCATCAAGAACCTCACCAACAAGGAGTAAACATGAGCCAGAAGGAAACCGTGGATATCCGGGTCATCGACCCATACTGCAACCTCAAGACATCCGAGATCATCTGCAAGGAGTTCTCGGACACCGAGTGGCGCGGCGTACGCATGCGCGTCTGCTACCTGCTCGAGCACCTCATGGCGTCGCTCAACGAGAAAAAGATCATGGACGAGGCCGCCAAGGAGGTCTTCAAGAACCTTCACGACCACTTCAGCTTCGACGAATACCATGACATCTAACACAGAGCCCTCTCTACAAGACTACCGTCGGTGCATCAAATCGATGGCCGACGAAGTGCGGCAGTGCATGAAGGAAGATCCGAAGCTTGAAGAAAGCGAGATCATCCATCAGTTTGCAGAAAGCAGCGAGTGGTACATCTACCACAAGAAGGCTGTTATGGTCCTGATGTACTCCACCAACGCTGATGTTGGATGGGACGAGGGCCTCATCGAGCTCAACAGCAAGTCCAACCTTTGGGAAGTTCTATCCGGCTCAGCGTTCTGGGCCATCACACGCGACATCGAAGAGGAACTATGCAAGATCCAAACCCTGGGATGACGGAGGCGACAGTTACCCTGCGCATCATCTACGACAGCACCTGCAGCATCGAGCCACACAAGTGGGACTGGCACCAGCTTCTGCTGCTCCGCCACGACGAAAGCGTGCAAGTTGTCGAGGAAAGCTGATGGACCAAAAAACCTTCTTCAACACCATCAAGGACGCCTACGGCTGTGAGATTCCAGCCTACGGCTGCCTGCTCGTCGACGAGATCGGCGACCGCTTCTTCTACGACTGCTGGTTGATCGACTGGGACATCAAGATCTGCGTCCCTTTGCCGTTCAACGCACTCATTGCAAACCTCTGCTTCTTCAACAAAGAGCCAGAAGACTACAAGACTCTGAAGATCCAAGTAGCGACGCTGTTCGCATACGCGCTCGCCAAGTTCGACAAGCACCCACAAAACGTACAGAAGCATCTACGAGGCCGCTTTGGCCCTCTACTTCCAACCATGAGGCAATACGCAGAGCAAGAATGGCACAAAATCGAAACAATTCCAACTCCGACGAGTGGCTTGGATGGCTGATCATCCTGGGATTCCTGATTCTGCTCTGCGGGAAGAGGTAGTCAGGAGGGTGTTCGAGCTCGACCTCCATGTAGGAAAGAGGGAGGTCAGCATCCGAATCACGCCCTGGCTCACCATCGAACCGATGTTGTTCCCTAACCCCCAGTTCGACGAGCTGGTGCTCAGAATCGTAAAGTCGAAAAAGACAGAAGAGGAGTGGACCCAGGAGCTTGTCTGTACGATCGCTGAAGCGATTTACGAGCACTTCAGGGCAAGGTAAAAACTCTTACTCAAGGAGATCCAACGTGACCAAGAAAAAGCCTCGCAAGCCTAGTTCCCCCGTGAAGCGCATCACTGACGCCGCTTGGCGTTTCATCTTCGATCAAACCGGCAGCCAAGCCCGAAACTGGCGCAAGAACGAAGAGCGGTTTGCTGATGTTGTCCGCCGCGTGCTGCGGGAGGTGGCCCGTGGCTGAGTCTCTGAACGCCCGCCGCGAGCGCATTGCGGAGAAGCTGATGCTGAGGATGGCGATCGGTTACCGGGGCGATCCGTACAAGTTGCCAGAGTACGCCTGGGCGTTGGCAGACAAGTTCCTGTCATCCGCGCCCGAGCAGCCGCAGCCGCAGCCGCCCGCCGAGGTCGAGCGGCTGCGGGCCGATCTGCGGGAGGCCATGGGACTGCTGCGAGCGCACGGTCAGCCGCGTGACTGGATCACGCGGGGAGACGCCGCCGACTGGAACTGCCGCTACGGCAAACTGCTGGCGAAGCACAAGGAGGTGTCCCGTGGTTAACCGCATCAAGCTTCGTTGGAAGCTGCACTGCTGGTGGCACAGGCACCACTTCTCCATTTTCGTCAACCACGAAGGACTCTGGTTCGGATGCCAGAACTGCGGAGAATGGACACTTGCACAAGGCCCAGTTGTTCCGTGAAACTGCTTTTGGTATACTTAGCCATGCAGCCGGTTTTCGTGCTGTTTTGGTCAAGAGCAGTAAAACGCGATGATGACTGACAAAGAAATCTCTCTAACTCGAGCCATTGCAGAGCTGCGTGTAGAGAATCAGGATCTGCAGCTCCAGATCATCAAACTCGAAAACGTGGTAGCTGCTGTTTCAAACCACCTGCGGTCGCAAAGCGACCTCAGCCTGCTGCACGCCCAAACTGCCTTGGAGGTTCTGTGCAAGAGCTCGAAAAGCCGACCGGCGAACTGAGCGAGTCGACCTACTCAGAGCAGGGACTTCTGGAGGTTTCCGGTCTGCAGTAAGATGCCGCCATGCGGCACTTGCTTACTGCACTGCTTCTGGCCGCTTGTGCGGCAGCTCAGACCGTCAGGGTCTCAAACCAGAGCAGCCATCCGTGGCATGGATGGCTTCGGACTGTCCTTACTACTCCCCCTCCGTACTCGGCAGGCTGGACTGTCAACAGCTTCGATGTGGTTTGGGTCGTTGGGCAGCAGGTCAACGAAGGCGAGTGGCCTTTGGACATCAGGCTTTCCCTCCCCGCCGGCCAGGTTCGGGACGTTTCGTTGCCGCCGATGGCTCCGGTCACTCGTCCGCTGCCTAGGCTTCCTCTCGAGCCTGTAGCCGGCTGGGGCGGCATGCCCAAGCTGAACGACTCGTACTTTCACTGGTCGGACTACGCTGTGGATGGCGCAGGCGTTCGCTGGAAGTGCCATGCGAGCCACGCTCAGGTCTGGCATGCCACCCTTGAGTTCGTTTGGTACCCGGAAACCCAGGGGTTCGCCCAAGCAACTGTCAGCATCAGGGCTGCCGACTTCGCCCACCCGGCTCTTCAATACTCCCTAGCACAGCCTCTTGTCCTGGTCTGGGGAACCTACAGCGAGCTGGTCTTGCCGGCAGGCTATGCTGCTAGCCATGGCGATATCGTTCAAGTCGCTACTACGCCAACCTGGCCTGCGCTGATGAGGACTCCTGAAGAGGCTTCTTCAGCTATGGCTATCAGAAATAGGCTAGTTTTCGCTCAGCAGCTTTGAGACTGCTTGAACATACCTGCAAAAGCAATAGGTTAGTGAGATGGCAACAGTCCCTGGCATTCTGTACGTCACCACAGCGATGGGTAACGGTGGCAACCCTTCGATCCCTTCTGGAACTTCTCTCCAGAGCGACTTTGCTTCAGTTCTCAACGACAGGGAACTGATGACAGTTGTTCCTCAAACCAGTGCCGGCGTTCCTACTGGCACTTTCTACCCGTGGTATGATGGAACTGCAAACCGTACAGGTGAGTTTTTCGAATTGGACGAAGCAGCATGCACTGCTTCAAATGTTGTAGTAACTCCAAACCCCGGCTGGACGACAAATCAGTGGGCCAACAAGACCGCAACGCTCATCAACGGTAGTGGTGCATATTCTGGCCTTATCTTCTCGCCAAATATTGCTTTTTACCCATACGCTTACGAAAACAGAAATCTGGTAACTCGTATTGTTCGAAGAATTGTTTCAAACACCTCGAACACTCTTACCCTTTCTGATCCCTTTGTCACACTCCCGCACGCATTGCCGCCGAACCCAGTGACGCGGGTCGTTATCGGCACTGGTCGGTTCACTCAGTATGCCGCGATCCCCGGCACGTTGAACGGCAACAGCAGCGGCGGCAGTACTTGGGCTGCCTTTGGCTATGGCATCGGCCCGGACGCCAGGATGGTGCCGGAGATCAGCCGGCGAATCTACAACAGCGCGCCCTACTTCTACTTCGTCAAGTACGCGCAGCCGGAGGGTCTCTACAGCGGCTTTCGAACCGGCGGCGGCTCACGAACTGGCCTGCTGGCCCTTCTTCAAGAAGTCTCTGCAGCTGCTGCCGAACAAGGAAACGTCATCCAATGGCAGCTTGTGATCATCGATGTTTCCGATGAAGACCTCGCACAAGTGGCGTCTGTTGCCTCGGATCCCGTACAGCAGCCGGTGTATGTGAACACCCGTATCGGCGAGTATCCGGGCAACATGGTGGACCTGATCAACTGGCTCAGGTCCTCGTCAGCACTCCAAAACAGTGCTTCTCCGTACAACTTCGTCAGCAACGCGAACATCCACGCTCAAGTAAGCCATCCTCATCCGGATCTGTGGGGAGTCGCAGCACCTTTGGCCGCTGGAGCCATTCGCACTTGGAACCGATCGGTCGTCGAATATACGCCGAGGGTGGCTCTCATTGACATGGCGGATGCATCCTTTGCTCCGCTGACGGAAAGCCCTCAGGTCAACAACCAGACCGGCGAGAGAAAGTACTACTCGAGAGAAAGCCTGTTTGGGAAGTCTCAAAGCTTCGCCAGCAAGAGCGTGTCTCTCTTTGAGCGACAGCTTGCGGGACTCCCCACCGGCCAACCGACTACTGGCTTCCCGATCTATTTGCTCGCTGGAGACTCCATCGCTGTTGGACCGATTCCAGCGGCATGGGCTGACAACTGCGCTTCTCTAAGCCTGATCGGGCCGGGTCCCACAGGCACGGTGAAGCCGGCAAACGAGCTGATCTTCAACCGCCTCAACAACTCTTTCGAGCCTTACGACCCCAACGAGAACAGCAACACCTCAGGCAGCGTGTGGGCTTCTGCCGGTCCTGAGATGTCTATGTTCCCTGAGCTGGCAAAGCAGCACCCCAACGGCTTCGGAATCATCAAGCACGCAGCAAACGGAGCGACGCTCTCCAGTAACTTGAATCCTTACGTCCCCTCCGGCCCCGGCCAGGCTGGAACCGGAGGCCGGTTTATCAAGTCGGCGGGCGAGCAGTACCCTTCGATGCTGAAGTCGATCGAAGCAGCGATCGAATACATCAACAACAGCTTGGGTAAGCAGGCCGACTTCCGTGGAGCTGTTTTCAGCCTCGGCCACAACGACAGCGCAGGCACCACTCCCTCTCAATCGCTCGCGTTTGCCAACTTGTACGCTCAGAGCGTCGGCACGTTCGTTTCCGACCTGCGCGCCGATCTCAGCACTCGTACTAGCGGCAAGCCCTTCCCGATTGTCTTCCGTAGGCCGCAGGCGTTGGCTGCCTCGTCCAACCCGAACTCGCTCATCGTCATCCGAAACGCTTTGGAAACTCTTGCTAAGCAAGACTCCCAGGTCCGGGTCGTTGATGTCGATGACCTCGAGCGCGATCGAATCGACAACGTGCATGAGACGCCCGAGGGTTCGATCACGGCAGGTCGACGCCTCACGGCTGCTCTGGTAGCCGCTTCGATCTGACCCCCCAACATCTAGTGGCTGGGATTCCTAGCCGCTGTTGGTAGGGTAGGTCGTCCGCATGACGCTCTGCACCTACGGACACCGCTTCTCCCGGACGCCCAAACCGGGAGAGGTGGGAGATCTTCTGCAAGTCGACCACTGGCTTTCTGTCTTCACGACAGAGCACGACTTCGACGCACACGCCTGGCCCTACGTCCGCTACTTCGACGATGAGCTGGCTCCTGCAGTACGAGCTCGCTCCACGGGCGGCAGGGTCGAGACAGATGGCTTGTTCCTGTGCGGAATGGTCTTTCTGGACTACGACGCCAGCAACGATCACGCGACCATTCTGGATCGGCTGCAGCAGGTTCCCGAGGATCACTACCTCTACCGAGCTGCTGCGATCTACCCCACCAAGAGCGGGATGCGTCTGGTCTACCGACTCTCGGAGCCGGTGCTTACCGAGGATTACCCAGCCCTCGTGCGGGGAATGGCGATGGACCTCGTCCACTTCACCGGCCTGCAGCTTGATCCGACTACGGATCAGTGGAGCCGGTGCTTCCGCCTTCCCAAGGTCACCCGCGACGATGAGAAGGCCAGAGGGCCGACGTGGCAGGAGCCTTACTACTTCGATGCGCTGATCTCCGAGGAAGCATCGATCAACCCTTCCGAGGTCAAGCCGCGAGCGCATCGCCTCCCCTGGGACTCGAGGGGGCGCACGACTCAGCAGGCTGAGGAGAAGCGGCCTGCGAACGACGATGATCTTCCGGAGTCTAGAAAGAAGCTTTATGCAAGAGTGCTGAAAAGCAGCAGATTCCGAGACTACATCTTTGAAGACGCTCGGATCACCCAAGGCCGACGGGACCAGACCTTGCTTGCCATGTCAGGTGAGGTAGTCCGCAAGTGCTTCAAGGCGGTGCCTGAAAGCAGTGCTGAAGAGATCTACTGCTTGATGACCCCGGTCATCATGGAGTTCACGCAAGACGGTGAGCCGTGGCAGGACAAGCTCTGGCGCATGGTGCGGCACTCGTGGAACGAGGAGGCCAAGAAGGAAGCCGACAGGCAGCAGCAGGAGGCTGCTGACAAGACGCAGCGCGACGTGATCACCGAAGAGATGATCAAGCAACTGCCGGCTGACGAAGTCCCTAACGGGGACCCTGAGAGGCGAGACTACCTGCAAAGGCACTACTGCCTTCAGACAGCAGCCGGCTGCTACGTGGTGGCTCGAGACGGCCAGTACCTCAGGCACGCTCTCAAGCCGCAGCAGCTGCCAGCACACTTCAACGATGAGCTGCACTGCCTCGTTGAGGGCGGCTTTCGTACTCGTGACGGCAAGCCGATGTCTGGCTACGAGATCATGAACCGCTATTCGACGAACATCGACGATGTGCAGTTCGTAGCCGACAGGGACGTAGGCGTGCGCTTGTGCTCTCTAGGCAACAAGCGACTGCTTCGCATCTCCCCTTTTGGCATCCGAAAGGACCTGCTTGATCGGGCCGAGTACGACCCTGACATTGCCGACTGGCTCGAGACCTTCCACGACAGCAACACGTTGAAGCGTTGGCTTGCTTCCGCTCTGGCTTTGGACCGGGGGCCTACAGCCGCTTGCTACCTCTACGGGCCTGCTCGTGTGGGCAAGTCGATGCTTGCTATGGCTATCGCCGAGTGCTTCGGATCAGATCCGGTGCCTGGGCAGCAAGCTTTCAGCGACTTCAACGGACGCCTTCTCGAATCGCCCGTCGTGATGGTCGACGAAGGTCTACCGATCCGGCTCTCTGGCTCTGACACTGCTGACGTGTTCCGCTCGCTCGTGACCGGCAGCGCGGTCTCGACGCAGAAGAAGTTCATGGACCAGATCACGTCGAGCGTGCCCTATCGAGTCATCTTCTCCGCCAACTCGTTCGACATGGTTCGGACGCTAGTCGGCAAGAGAACGCTGGCTACTCAAGACCGCGAGGCGTTCCGCGAACGCATCCTCGTCATCGAGACCGGTCAACGCCCAGCAGACTTCCTTGACAGCCGAGGAGCGATGACCTTCACCCGAGAGAGTGCTAGGGGCTCTTGGCTAGGGGGAGAGTGCCGCCTAGCTCGCCATTTGATCAAGCTGTACTTGGATTACTTTTGCGAGCAGCAGTTTGCTCGCGACGGTCGAATGCTTGTTCAAGGCAAGCCGCACCAAGCCTTCACCCTTTCGTTCGATCTCAGCGGCATGGGCCGCGAAGTTGTCGACGAGCTCACCTCCGCGATCAGCCGCGTCTACCACAAGAAGGCGGCTGTGGACCTGTACCGCAGCGTCGAGATCGTCAACGGCTGCGTGTGGATCAAGAAGCGTCCGTTCACGAAGTTCGCCATCTCGGCCAGCGGTGCTTCGAGAGCTGAAGCGTTTGCCACTGCTCTGGACCGCTTCCTGACCAACTTTACCCGCACCTCACCCACAGACCTGACCACTCAAGTGATGGTCGACATGGACAAGCTGATCTTCTGTGCCGCTAACCAAGGTCTGAGCATCGCAGACCTGACCGCCCTGCGCCTTACCGCCAACGGTGTCTCGTGAAGAAGACCTCCGCAACACAGCTTGAGACTCTTTCTCTCTGCGCCAGGAAGTGGTGGTTCAAGTATGTCGACAAGATGCCTGAGCAGAAGAAAGACCACTTCGGCTTTGGCACGATCCTGCACGGCGCATGCGAGCGTTTCCTGCTTGGTCAAGAGATGTGGCCTGCCGGATGGGACTACGACCGCGAGACCAACAAGCGGCTGCTGCCGGCAGAGGCCGCTTTGGTTCAGGTGCTGATCCAAGAAGCGATCGATGCGGGCCATCTGGAGCGTCGAGTCGACAGCCAAGTGGAAGTGGCTTTTGAGCTCGACGCCACCGAGAGCGTCAAGATCGTGGGCAAGATCGACCATCTGATGCCCGTTCGCGTCGAAGACCACAAGCACTCCAAGAGCCCGCGCTACTTCAAGAGCACAGAAGCACTCAAGAAGAACCTGCAGATGCAGATCTATGCCAAGTGGCTGATCGAGAGCCAGTGGCGCAAGAAGGGGCTCATGCCCCCTCCCATCATCACCCTAGTCCACAACCAGTTCCTCAAAGACTTCGACCACCCCGCAACTCAACAGCGATCGGCTGAGGTCACCCCCCGAGAGATCGACGAGTTCTACCAAGACGTGGTGCTGCAGCTCGTTGAGAAACAAGAAGAGACCAGAAAGATCGAAGACCCTTTTGCCATTCCAGACCCTGAGGCCTCCGCGTGCAACTCCTTCGGCGGATGCACTTTTATGAGCGTCTGCTCTGGTGCAGAAGACCGCTTGACCTACAAGAAAAAATTCGCTACTGTTTCCGACCCACAACCCATGACCTCGATGTCCCCCAACGATTTTCTTTCTCGCCGCTCCAACGCCCCTTCGGCGTCAGCTCCCTCCGTGAACCCTCCGCCTCCGCCCCAGCTTGCTCAAGCCGCCGCTGTCGAGGTGACCGCACCGCCGCCGCCTTGGCGGTGGGCGCAGTGCCCGATGTGCTCCAAGAAGCCCACCCCCGGCTGGAACGAGAAGAAGGCTCCGTGCCGCATCTGCGTCGCAACGACGAAGCACTCCCCGGACAACTACGAGTGGCAGGCAGCCGGCGACGGTCGCATCGTGTGGTGGAAGAAGGGCGAGAAGGCTCCGGTCATGGAAGTGCAGACTGCCAAGGCTCAGGACAACGGCTCGAAGACTGCCTACACCTCTCCAGATTTCATCGCCATGGTCAAGGCTTGCAGCTCGCCCGAGCAGGTCAGCCAAGCTGTTGTCGAAGCAACCAAGTCCTTGGGCGAAGACTCGGCTGAGCTGGCGATCGTGAACGCAGCTGCTGAGAGCCGGCTGGACGAGCTCATCGATGCTGCGAACCCGGAGCCGCAGCCGGAGCCGCAGCCGGAGCCGCAGCCGCAGCCGCAGCCGGAGCCGCAGCCGGAGCCGCAGCAGCAGGTCAAGCGAGGCCCAGGGCGTCCCCGCAAGAACCCGCAACCTCAGGAGACCGTGGCCCAGCCAGAGCCGACGGTCAAGGCCGAGCCGACGGTCAAGCCCGAGCCGGTTAAGCCGGGATTGGTCTTGGTCATCGGCGCAGATGTCACGGCTTGGCCGGGGGCACTGGTGACCACTGCTGAAGCAGTGCTGAACAAGATCCCAGGCTACTGGGACACGATCCAGGGCGGCGTCTACGACTCTCATGCGGCGTTCCGTCGACGCGACGCCGTGCGTTCGGCGGTCAACAGCCCCGATGGCGCGCTGCTGAAGGAACTGCAAAACCTCGTGATCGTTCAGAAGTTCCGTGATCCGGATGTCAGCAACCTGATGTCTTCGCTGATGCCTCACGCGACGACGGTGATCACCGGGGCACTGCTCTGATGGCCGAGAAGGCCAACATCGATGACGCCTTGTTGCTGCAGATGTGGCAGCAAGGCAAGTCCATGGTTGAGATGGGCAAGGCTTTCGGAGTCACCGACTCTTGCGTGAGCCATCGATGCATGCAGCTCGGCCTGCCTCGACGCAGGCCGGGAAGCTACAAGGTCTCAGCCCTCCGCTGCGAAGCTCTCTACAAAGACGGCGTCGGCACTCCAAAGATCGCCAAGATTTTCGGAGTCAGCCGAGGGTCTATCATTCGAGTGCTCCGCAGCAGGGGAATTGAGGTAAAGACAAAAACAGTCCTAGACGACCCTAAGACAGCCCTGTGCGTGCGACTGCACCGCAAGGGTCTTACAGCCAAAGAGATCAGCAAGATTCTAAAGATGAACCACAACACCATTAGTGCCCGAATCCGCAGGGTTCTGGGCTCACAACCGCACGGCGGTCGGAGACGCAAGAGTGCGTGAACTACACCTGTTCGCCGGAATCGGCGGCGGCATCTTGGGCAGCATGCTACTGGGCCATGAGCCAGTGGCAGCTGTCGAGATCAACCCCTACTGCCGGCAAGTCTTGAAAGCGCGTCAGGATGATGGCAGCCTTCCGCGCTTTCCCATTTTCGAAGATGTAAAGGCGTTTGATGGACACGAGTGGCGAGGAAAGGTCGATGTCATCTCAGGGGGATTCCCCTGCCAAGACATCTCGCTCGCTGGCGAGGGCAAGGGACTCTCAGGAGACCGCAGCGGGCTCTGGTTCGAAATGCTGCGAGTGGTGCGCGCAGTGGAGCCCCTCTTCGTCTTCGTGGAAAATGCTGCTGCCCTCCGACATCGAGGGCTCGACAGCGTCCTCCAAGGACTGGCCGAAAGCGGGTTTGATGCGGAGTGGAGTCTGCTTAGCGCAGCCAGTATTGGGGCCGTTCACCGGAGAGACCGTATGTGGATTCTCGGAGCGCACCCAGACAGGACGGCTCGCGCTCTGGCCGACGCCTCGTTCCGAGAAGACTTCCTCGGAGCACGCCGAGTCTTGGAAGCGCAGATTTCACGAACGCTCGGTGGGCACTCCGCCGCTGTCTCTCGCGGTAAGGATGTGGCCGTCGCCGGCAGCTCGGGACTTTCGCAGCGGCAAGGGCAGGAAGCCGAACGGGCACTCTCCGCAATTGGCAGAAGTAGTTGGTGGGCTTCTGAACCCTCGGTGGGTCGAGTGGTTGATGGGCATCCCGGACGGGTGGACCGACTTAAAGCCTTAGGCAACGCTCAGGTCCCCCTGTGCGCGGCTGTCGCGTTTGAGCAGCTGCTCCGGAGGTTCGAATGGATCCCCGTGTAGCCGCCATTCTTGCCAGAGGCTCTTCGCCGTCTGAAGCTGTCCCTACGCCGCCTCCGGCTCAGGGCATGGATTGGGTCGTGTCTCGAGTCATGCAGGATCGCCCGCAAGAACAGACAGAGATCGGGCGCATCTGCTCTCTTCCCATCGCAGAGCCGCTCAGCGATGCCGAGGTCGATGCTCTTCAACGAGTCCATGTAAAAGAGCAGGCTTACGAGGACGGCTTCCGTCTGCAGCGTGTGCAGGTCGAGGCACTGCAGTTTTTCATCGAGACTGGTGGCCTATTCGCGCCGATTCAAGTCGGTGGCGGCAAGACGCTGATTTCGCTGCGCTGCGTCGGCATCGCTGTCGAGCAGGGCATCCAGCGCATCTGCCTCTTCGTGCCGAGTCAGGTCTATAGCCAGCTGGTCAACCACGACATCGCTTGGGCGCGTCGCCGAGTACCTCTAGGGACCTCCTTCTACCAGATGGGTGGGAAGAGCCCTGCTAGGCGGCTCGAGCTCGCAGGCGGTCGCAGGGGGTGCTGGATCATTCCGTACTCGCTGCTCTCCACTCAGGACAGCTACACGCTTTTGGAGAAGATCCGCCCCGAGCTGATGATCTTCGACGAGGCGCACCATCTGAAGAACCGCGATTCGGCGCGCACGAAGCGCATCCGCACCTACTGGCGCAAGTACCGCCCGAAGTGCATCTGCCTTTCGGGAACGATGACTGCTAAGTCGCTCAACGACTACGCGCACCTCCTGATGATGTCGCTAGGCCAAGGTGCTCCAGTACCTCTCGAAGCCAACATGGTGCAGGAGTGGGCAGCGACCTTGGACAGCGAGCAAGCCAACACCGAAGAGTGGCACAAGCCTCGCACTTCTGCAGGCCCGCTACGCCCGCTGATCAACTGGAGCAACGACAACTTCCCGGCGACTCAGCTGCAGTTCGATGTGCCTGGCTTCCGTCATGCGTTCCAGAATCGCCTTTTGACATCGCCTGGCGTCGTGTCCTCCCCGCCGGATGCGCTCGGCACTTCGATTGTTGTCGAGAACCTGCAAGCTGACCGGATGGCCTCTGAAGGCGGCGCAAACCTGACCAGCCTTCTAGACCGGCTAAACAACGACTGGGTGTCTCCAAGCGGAGACGAGCTCGATCACGCCATGCAGGTTTGGAAGTGCAACAACGAGCTGACGGCAGGCATCTACAACGCCTTGGTCTGGCCTGATGCAGGGAAGGTCTCCGAGAGCCGCAACATCTCAGTAGCCTTCGCCGAGGATCTTCTTGCCCGTAGCAGGGAGTACCATCGCCTGCAGCAGGAGTACCACCGGGTCCTGCGGCAGTGGTTCTCGTCGCACCCTCACCGCCCCGGTCTGGACACGCCGATGCTGGTCGGCTCCAGCATGGCTAAGCACGGCTCTAGGGATGTCGGCACCGTGCTCTACGACGCTTGGAGGCTCAAGGAGTCTGCTGATTTCCAAGGTCGGATTGAGCGGCAGTCGGTCCCGATGCGAGTCTGCGACTACAAGATCCAGAAGGCGATCAGCTGGGCCAAGGAACGCGATCAGGGCATCGTGTGGTACTGGCACCAAGTCATGGGCGATTGGCTGTTCGAGAAGCTGTCGGCTGCGGGCGTGGATGTCGTTCACTGCCCTGCTGGAAAGCAGGCAAACGACTTTCTCACCTCCGAAGGAGCGGCTGATCGGTGCAAGAAGAAGGTGCTGATCTGCTCGATCGCTGCTCACGGCACCGGCAAGAATCTGCAGTTCATGACCGATCAGATCTTCGCGCAGCTGCCGGTAAACGAGCTCTCGATGGAGCAGGCCATCGGGCGCACTCACCGCAAGGGCCAGACCGCTGATGAGGTCGTCATCACCACGCTGATTAGTTCAGACCATGATCGAATGGCCTTGGGTGCCATCCTCAACGACGCGATCTACGTTCGAGAGACGATGAACTCGCCTCGAAAGGTACTGATCGCTTCGTGGAACCCGATGCCCACAACTTTTGGAAGCGAAGTATTGATTCGTGCAGGAGCCCAAGCTACCCTTCTCACAGCTCGTCAACAGCAGTTGTTGCGCGAGAGATTCCAAGGAAACAATGAGCAATAGCAAGAGCCCGTTTGCGGGCATCAGTGCCGCCAAGGCATCCCGAGAGAGCGAGTACTTCCGTGGAGGTCGTTACCTGACCTACATCCGGAGGTTCACCACTAGCAAGAACCGTCAGGGCGTGCCGAACGTCATCTTCGAGATGACGATCGTGTCCGTTCTGGACGCTTCCGCTGCAGCGAACGACCCGAAGGGGGCGCATCGCGTCGGCGAGAACGTGAGCTGGCTGATGCAGCTGACCAAGGACACTACCATGCCCTCCCTGAAGGCCGCTGTTAAGGCGATCACCGGGGTCGGAGAGGATCAGGTGACCGAGGAATTCTGTGACCAGCTCGCTTCGGCCAACCAGCCGATGACCGGCTTCTACGTGGAATGGGACAACCGCATCATCACGACCAAGCAGCGTGGTATGCCGTTCACCGTCATCAAGGCTCGTCGCCGCTGGTCGGGCGATGAGGTGAAGAACAACGTGCCGCCGGAGGTTCTGGCGTCGCTGAAGATCGACACGTCGAAGGCCGACTAAACCCGGCTGAAGACCCTTCCCCCGAGAAATCGGGGGTGTTTCGTACACCTCCCCGACGCGATCTTCTGACCCGTAGAGAGATGTTCATGCTTCCCGCTCCCCAGCAACCCCAAGATCGCGTCGGGGTCTTTCATGCTTAGTTGGGATCTCGAAACAGATCGTTTCGGTCCCTCTAACCTCGCACCTGAGCCGATCTGCTTGTCGATGGCAGACGATGACGGCAACAGGCTTGTGGTAGCCGCGTGCGAGCCCGAGTTTGATGAGATCCTTGCCCACTGCTTGAGCAGTGAGCAGGTCAATACCAACATCGCATTCGACATGTCGGTGGTGCTTGCTCACCGACCTAGCCTAGCCCCGCTTGTGTGGCAGGCCTACGAAGACGCCCGCGTTCAGGATCTCTCTATTCGCGAGAAGCTGTTGATGCTCGCGGATACCGGCGATCTCGAGTACGAGACTCTCCCGAACGGCGCAAAGCAGAAGCTGTCGTTCAGCCAAGCTACGCTGGAGAAGAGGTACCTCAACATCGATCGGTCTGCCGACAAGGAAGACGAGGATGCTTGGCGGTCAAACTACATCGCCCTGAAAGGTTTGCCGGCCAAGGAGTACCCGCAAGAAGCCTTCGCCTACTCTCTTGCCGACGCGGTAAATGCCCTGCGACTCTTCCATGCCCAGGAGAGCCGCAACAAGCAGCAAGCGTACGATGCTCTGGCTGCTCAGAGCATCAGCGTTCGGGCCGCGCTTGCTCTACAGCTTTCCAGCTGCTGGGGCTTTGCCGTGGATCACGAGGAGGTCGAACGGCTTTTTGCAGAGCTCTCGAAGAGGTACGACGAGAACGCGACCATCCAACTTCCCGATGGGACCGTTGCTCCTGCCTACGGACGGCTGCTAGAGCTGGGGATCCTTCGACCCTCAGTGGCTTCGAAGCCTTACGGCAGCCAACTTTCGAGAGCTGTCTCGACCTTGGGTTTCTCTCCGATCAATTGGGAACCGCACCGCGCCCTTCTCGAGGAGAAGGGCATCCGGTTCACCGAGCCGAAGGAGTCGAGCTACGACACGACCAAGCTCAAGCAGCTCTTCGAGCAAGTCTGCAAGAACTCCGGCATCGATCCCAAGATGACCGAGTCGGGACAGGTCTCTACTGACCAAGAGATGCAGGAGACCTTGAAGGGCCTCGACTCCGGCATCGATGAGTACATTGACCGCAACGAGATTCGAAAGCTGGTGACTACCGAACTGCCGCGCATGCGAGCAGGGCGCGTCCACCCGAAGTACGACATTCTCAAGAAGACCGGGCGCACCAGCAGCTTTGGCAACAGCAAGAAGGACAAGGAGCCTGCCTACCCAGCAGTAAACATCCAGCAGATAGACCCTCGAGTGCGTCATGCCTACGTGGCTACTCCAGGCCATGTGCTCTGCTCGGTCGACTACAACTTCATCGAGCTCGTCAGCGTCGCTCAGAAGTGCCTCGACCTGTTCGACGAAAGCGTCCTAGCCGAGAAGATCAACGCCGGCTACGACCCGCACGCCTACCTCGGTGCCGGCATCGCGGATGTTCTCGATCCTGATCTTCAGGGCCGAGTGACCTACGAAAGCTTCCTGGCTCTCAAGAAGACCGACAGGCCGAGGTACGACAAGTGGAGAACGCTTGCCAAGCCCACCGGCCTTGGATTCCCTGGTGGGCTAGGGGCGGCTCGTTTCATCGGCTACGCCAAGAGCACCTTCGGTGTCGACATCGTGAAGATGGCCGGTAGTCCTCAGGCTGCCGAAGAGCTTGCACGGTCCCTCAAGGATCAGTGGAAGCGCACCTACCCTGAGATGGAGAAGTACTTTCACTGGGTCAGCAGCCAGTGCGAGGATCTTGAGTGGTCTTCCCCGCAGGATCCTCGGTATGTGTACGCAAGCCCGCACGGCATGATCCGTCGGAACTGCATGTATACCGAGGCAACAAACGGTGCTGCTTTGCAGACTCCTACCGCAGAAGGAGCAAAAATATCTCTCTGGAATCTTGCGCGAGCAACGCACGACGCTAGCCTAGAGAGCTGTTTGCTTGGCTGTCACCTAGTCGCGTTTATTCATGACGAGGTGATCGTCGAGATTCCTGAAGACCATCTCATGCATGAGCGAGCCTACGAAGTCGCTCGAGTCATGCGCGAGGGAATGTCCCAGGTCATGAGCCGCGTCAAGGTCGGCGCAGAGCCGGCACTGATGTACCGATGGAACAAGAAGGCTGAAGCAGTCTTCGATTCCAACAACCGTCTTTCTGTATGGCAACCAAAACCGTGAAGAAGCCCGTTTCCGTCTCTGTCGTCCACATCGACGATCTCAAGGTCGCTCCGCGCAAGGTCCGCGCCTCGCAGTTCGATCCCATCGCCAAGGCCCTGTACGAAGCCGACAATCCGAACAAGGCTGTCGTGTTCGAGGTCCCGGCAGACCGCGACATCGTTCGCTACCGCAGCCAGGTCTACGCTGCGATGCACCGCTCGCTCGGCAAGCTGAACCCGAAGGCCAAGTTCAAGGTTCGCATCCGCGTCCTTGAGGGCAACAAGTTCGGCATCAGCGCAGCTTGGTGAGATGAAAGTCTTACTGCTCAACGGCCCTCCCGGCAGCGGCAAAGACACGGTTGGCAAGATGCTCTGGGAGAGCGTCGCCAACTCCTGTCTTGAGAAGTTCGCTCAGCCGATCGTCGACTTCATGCACAAGAATTTTGACATTCGCATGGAGTCGGTTGAGAAGGATCATCCGCACCCAAAGTTGCTGGGCAGGACGCCTCGGCAGGTAGCCATCCGCTACTCCGAAGGCTTTGCCAAGCCGCTCTGGGGGCACGATGTGTTTGGGAAGTGTGCCGTTGAGCAGGTGATTCGTCGAACTCAGGAGCGGCAGAAGGTCGCGATCTTCACTGATAGCGGCTTTCTGGCTGAGGCAGTGCCAGTCCTTGCCCATGTCGGCAAGGGCAACATCTTGCAGATCCGCCTGTCCCGCCGAGGCTGCTCCTACCATGGAGACAGCCGGTCGACATGGGACCACCCCAGCATCGGCTTCGTCGAATTCGACAACGATTGCCCGAACATCAAAGAGCTGAAGCACAAAGTGACCTCCGACCTTCTTCTTGAGGTAGAGAAGTGGCTAACCCTCTAGCTCTTGGCATCGATCCGGACACCAAGGCTCTTGCTTGGGCTCTTGCCGACCGCCACACGATCTATGCTGTCGGCGTTGTCCGCAGCTCTAGCGGCTCTGTTTCGGAGATGCTTCGAAACGCCTCGCTGGCAATCCCTACTATTCGCTCAGCCGAAATAGCGGTAGTAGAATCGCAAGAAATCCATTATCAGGGCAAGGCACCTCCTGCCGATATTCTTAAGCTTGCCCACGTCGCAGGCGGCATTCTCGGCATCCTTTCAGCCGTCTGCCCGACCACGAAGCTGTGCTTGCCGGTTCCCCGCGAGTGGAAGGGTCAGGTCCCCAAGCCGATCCACCACAAGCGCATCTTCCAGCACTACGGCATCCTAGCCGTCGAAGAGCGCGAGTACTGCCGGCCTGCAGGATGCAGCAAGATCGCGCAGGTCGTCGGTGCCTCTGCTTTGAAGAACTCCGACTGGAAGCACGTGACCGATGCGATCGGCCTAGCCCGATTTGGCGCAGACCTAGTTCACTCGGGCTTGGTTGAGTGATTCTTCCTTCGGAGAAGAAGCACGAGCAGCAGCAAGATCACTACTATTAGCAAGCTGCCCGAAGTAAAGCTGCTTATTGGAACTCCCAGAAGATCCTCAATTTTCTGGATCGAAAACTGCTCAAAATCCTTTGTCGCGCCTTTGACCGCTTTATCTGCTTCGGCTCTAGCTGTCTCCAGCAGCCCCTGGGCATCTAGGTTCTTCGGAATTTGAATTGGCGGTATTGGCTGCTGCACTATCTGAATTTGCGTCGGCTTAAGTTTGTAGGTTGCCGTAACCATTGCGCCTGTTGAAGTCCCGTCTTCTGATCCCAGGCCTTTTAGATCGTCTCCGCCCAGAAAGTCGTACTCGCTGCTGAAGCCGGAGACAGAGACCTCGTCTGGCAGAGCTCCGCAAGACGCAAGCATAAGAAGAGCAGAGAGCAAGCAGCGCATGGCCTACCCGATCACTACGGTGATCTTGTTGGTGTCCCGGCGGATCATCTTCTTAACCGAGCCGCGTAGGAACTGGCGAAAGGCAGTCGGGACCTCGTTGCGGGTCAGCTCGACGCCCTGCTCGATAAACCGTAGAGGCTTCGATGGCCCGACCTTTTTGACGATGATTAGCTCGTCGTTAGCGCGAGCATTTTTGAACTGCTTTTTAGTTAGCTTTTTAATATCCCCCGGCTTTCTTGGATAGTCGAGAGAGATTCGCGGGTCCTTACTTGGATCCTTGAAGTAGATCAGCAGCGGGTCGCCCTTAACTGCCTTTCGACCGTCGTTGACGAATTTTGCCCAGTAGTAGTACGAGTAGATGATGATTCGATCGCGCGTGGCGATGAATCGAATCGACTTGCGAAGTCGCCCGTACTGAACTGTCGGGATGAACGAGATGATCGCTTGCTGCGCCAGCTGCGCGATGTCGCGCACGATGGCTACCTGCCTTGCCGGGGAGTTGGGCTCCTCGGCAGCAAGGCGCAGCTTTAGGGTCGGCTTAGTCCTCGAGGCCATCCTTCAAATCCCTCCCACGAGCCTGAGCCTCGACAGCCGTCTCGCGCATGCGCGACATCGTCTCGACCTGGCCCATGTCGTAGTAGTCAGTGATCTTCTTGAGCAGGAAGTCTGTCGGCTGCAGGCCGATGCCGGCCATGCCCAAGGTCTGGCCGAGCTTGAGCTCGAAGACCTGTTGATGCTGAGCGACGTACAGCGTCTGGAACGCGATCAGAGCGTTCGGCAGCTCGTTCGCAGCAGCCATCTTGCCAGGAAGAACAACGCCGGCCAGTAGAGGCGGCACTCGGTGAGCCGAGACGATCTCCAGTTCAATCGTCTGCCAGAGGTCGGTGAAACGCTCGCGGTTGTCCGAGCTGAGCCGATCGAGCTGAACCTTTGCTTCAGGGAACGGGATGTTGCCGACAACCGTGCGAAACCGCTGGTTCGCACCGACGGTCATCTTCAGCTGGCTAGTCAGCTTCTCCATGTCCGCCGGAGGAACCTTCGCCCCGGTGATCATCAGAAGGAGGTCGGGAACGGCTCGATTCTGGAAGTAGTCGAAGTTGTACTGAACCAGCATCTGAGCCAGCTCGAGCCACGGCACGCACGAGAGCCAGCCAGGCATGCCGTACTTGGGATTCTTCGCCGTCGGATACTTGAAGTGGATCAGCTCGGTGATCTGCTTCTGCTGCGATTGCAGACGAGCGCGCATCGCGCCGGCATCTCCGAAGTTGGCGTACTTGAGCGTGCCGCCGTAGTCGTCGACCTCGAAGTGCGTGAGGGGCTTGGTGTCCTCGTTGACCACCGAGACCGCGCCCGCAGGCATGTGCCAGAGAGCGACAATCTTGCCGTCGTCTCCCTCACGAACGACTTCGATGTAGCCGTTGCCGGTGGTTTCGTAGTCCTCACCAACCTGATCAAGGAGGGACTGGAAGCCGTCCTCGCACAGAGGGTCGAGGATCTCCGAGACCTTGCTCTTGGGACGGGCACCCGTCAGCATCTCGCCTTCGACATCTTCAGGCAGCTCTTGAAGACCTTCTTCCTCTTCGCCAAGATGCTCTTGCTTGGCGGTCGAAACCGGCTTCTTAGCGGCTGCGGGGGCCTGAGGCGGCCCTGCAGCAGCGGTCAAAGCGGCCATTTGATCGTCAAGCTCCTTCTTTCGCTGCCGTGCGACCCGCTCTTCCTCGGTCTCAAAGCCGAGGCCGACGATGGCATCTCGCTTGGTGGCGATGCAGACGGCGTGTGTCGTCACCGCCATCGTGGTCTGATGGGCAGCATCAAAGTTGATCGGTCGCATGACACGCCCGACCGCTCGGCCTTGATTCGAGACCATCGAAGGCGTGAGAGCCTTCCTGATGTCGGCGATCTTGTATTCAAAGATCGGGACCGACTCCATGCCGATGAAACCAAACACATCCTTCGGGTCTGTCATCACTCAATCCTCGTTCCGGTTCGCAGAGATTGGCTGCTGTCGATCATCTTTCCGCAGAAGGGACAGTACTTGATCGACACGATAGGCGGGTCGAACGACATCATGAAATCGGCAACGTCAATAGGTGCCTCTTCGTTAGACCTCTCACCAACAATGCCGACCAGAAAGTGTCGGCGCATCGAGCAGCAGTAAGTCTCTTCTTGCGTCATGCAGCCTGGATTCTGCACAGACTGCTGAAAAGCACAAGGAATCTGATGCAATACTGAGGCCCCTATCCACAAACCTCGAATATGCCTCCTTGACGAAAGAGCGTAGATGAGAGAGTTTTCCAGCATGCGCCGCATCAAGAAGGCCAGCATCAAGTTCATCTCGCTCGTTCCCGCAGGGGCGAACAGGATCGAGCCCGTCTACAAGTCGGACGGAAGCGTGTCCTTTGGCACGCTGATCAAGGCAGACGCTCTCGAGGAGAAGGGCGAGCTCACGGCAGTTGTGTACGCGCCGAACATGCGCGATTCGCAGGGCGATGTTGCGGATGCCGAAGTCGTCAAGCAGATGGCCTACGACTTCATCGCCAACGGGGCGAGCATCGACATCAACCACGACAACAAGCCGGTCACTCATGACCGTGCGCGCGTCGCTGAGACGTTCATCGTGCAGAAGACCGACGAGCGGTTCCACGGTTGGGCAGATCGCGACGGCAACCCGATCGATCTCTCGGGCGCATGGGCGACCGTGATCAAGATCGACGATCCGGATCTCCGCAAGAAGTACAAGAACGGCGATTGGGCAGGCGTGTCGATGGGCGGCACCGCCATCGTCGAGCAGGAGAAGGCCGACGTAGAGAAGCTCGTGGAGCTTCTGACGAAGGCGATCAACCCGCCCACCACCAACCAGCAACCATCCATGACTCCGCAAGATCTCGAGGTCCTCAAGACCGCCCTCAAGGAGGGTTTTGATTCTCTGGCTAAGGCCATCGTCCCGACTGTTGAGACGAAGAAGGCTGACGCCAAGCCGGCTGACGATACGCCGGTCTTCAAGGGTGATGCGTCGAACGACCGTCACTTGGAACTGCACGCTCGCGCCGTCCAGCTGCACCACCTGAAGAAGGCGGTGAAGTGGGACGATGCCGAGTCGATTCGCACCTACCGCGAAGCCGTCAGCGTGCTGAAGGCGGAGTGGAAGGAAGCCGACGATGCTGCCGGCGTCGTCGAGGAGTCGGCTGTTCAGCAGAAGCAGGTTCGCAAGGCTGGTCCTGCCGAAGGCAAGGCCGAGCAGTCGCACCTGACGGCAATCGGTGTCGCTAAGTCGGATCAGGATCTCCTCGCCGCTGGCGCGGAACTGGCCGAGTCGTTCCAGAAGTCCCGCGTCGCGAAGACCGCGACCATCAAGTGAGGTAACCGAACATGGCTCTTGTCAACAACGATCTCTACAGCGAATCGACGCGCAGCCCGCTGGCTGCTATCCAACCGGACGTTGGTCCCGGCGCGGTTGTCATTCGCGAGTTCACCGCCCCCGGCTCGGTCGACACGCTCCCGGTCGGTTTCCCGGTCTGCGTGGTCCCGACCACCGGCTTGGTCGATGCTTGCGACCCGGATCAGACCTCGACCAACCTGCACGAGCTCGAGGTCTACGGTTTTGTCTGGCCGCTGCCGATTTCGCGCAGCTCGACCACGGACACGGTCATCGGCACGGTCATGGTGAAGGGCTCGCTGCCCTACAGCGTGGTCTCGGCCCACCTGGTCCAGCTCACGGGCACGGAGCAGCAGCTGAAGGACATGCTGCGTAAGCCCGCTGTCCAGTCCAAGGGCCTGATGGTCGAAGGCCTCACCAAGGCTGGCGGCAACGCCAGTCTGACCTGATCTCTAGAGGAACACTCCAATGCCTACTCCTGTCTTGACTCAGAATTGGCTCGGCTGGGCTTACCAGACCGGCTTCACCAACCGCACGAAGACGCCGAGCGGCTTCCTGACCAGCATCGTTTTCGGTGGCCGCGAGCGCGCCCTGCCGACCGAGTCGGTCGAGATGTCGTTCCGCGAAGGCGAGCGTCTGCTGGCTCCGTTTGTCGAGGTCAACGCGGAAGCGGTGACCGTCGGCGCGCGCGATGTCACGTTCGCGAACGTCAGCACGCCGAACATCCGCATCAAGCGTCCGATGGAGGCGTACAACGTGTTCAACCGGCGTCAGCCGGGGTCGGACATCTTCATCACGGGCGGCGATGCCGTCGCTGCTGCGCGTCAGTTGGCTATCGCCGAAGACACGCAGTACATGATGGACCTGATCGCCAACCGTGTTGAGTGGATGGTCGGCAACATGATTGCCGACAAGACCTCGGGCAACATGACGTTGTCGTACCAAGTCGCTGAGAAGGCGAACTGGCGCGTCCGTCTGCCGCGCTCGTCGGACGCCACGGTGACGCTGACTTCGACGGCTCGCTGGACCGATTCGGCTCCGGATGTCATCGGCGACTTCCACAAGGCGAAGCGGTTCTTCAGCAAGAAGATCAACAACACCGCTCGTCTGGCGATCATGGATCCGGTCGCTGCCGATGCGTTCCTGAAGCTTGATTCGGTGAAGACGCTGCTCGACCGCAAGAACGTCAACGCCGGCACGCTTGAGCTGCAGGAGCAGTTCAACGAGCAGGGCGCGATCTACCTTGGCCGCTTCATGGGCATCGAGTGCTGGGAGTACTCGCGCGAGTACGTCGACGAGGATGGCACCACGAAGGTCTTCCTGGGCGGCACCTCGGGCGGCGATGGCCGCGTGGTGTTCCTGGCGGGCCAGACGGCCTTCTCGGACGCCGAGATCATGTACGGCGCGATCCCGGACCACGACGCCTTCGACGGCGGCCTGTTCGTCGGTCGCCGCTTTGCCAAGAGCTGGAAGGAGAACGACCCGTCGGTCTACGTCCAGCTGATGCAGAGCCGCCCGCTGCCGTTCCTGCGTCAGCCGAATGCGGTTTTTGTTCTGGATGTGAATGGCTGATTTGAGGTTGCCGGCTAGGATAGATGCATGAGCTACTTCGCTGTTCATGTCCTTCGAGTCGGCAACATCGACATCCAGCCCGGAGTCCGTATCCGCGACGGGCTCCTCGACAAGGCGACTCTCGAACGGCTTATCCAAAAGGGTGCCGTTCGAGAGTTCACCACGCAGGTTCCTGCTGCTGTGGAATCGCCGATGAATCAGGAAGTCTTGGATCCCAGCAGGTGGGCTTACGATCCGAAGACGCTTGAGGGCAAGGGTATTGAAGTCCTCAACATGATGATCGCCGAGCATGTCAAGAAGTACGGCATGGCTCCGATCGCTCCGTTTGAGACCGAGGAAGAAGCGATTTTCTGGCTTAGCAAGGACAAGGAATAGTCATGGCCGCGCCAACCACCATTCGAGAGAGCTCGTCAGGCCCGTGCTATACGCACGCTGAGGTCGTGACGTTTAGTGACAGCACCAACCTGACTACGCCTTGCCGAGGGTTCTACTTCTCGCATGGCGGCGGCACGAATCACGCCATCTCGGTCGTGATGGACGGGGATGGCTCGACTGTGGTCATCACTGCAGTCAATCCCGGTACTTTGTTGCCGATTCGAGTTCGGCGTTTCAATTCAGCCGGCACTACCGCCCCTGCTAATAGCGTTCTAGCCCTCTGGTAAGCTCATGGCAGTCCGCAAGACACTTTTGATCGTTGGCGACGTGACGGCAGCGGGCAACCGACCTGTGTCGGAACTCAACGCCATCAACTCGTCGTACGACGATCCGCAAGCGGACTGCTTCATCTGGAACATCCAGTCGCAGGTCTGGCAGAGCCTCACGCCAGGCACCAACACCAATTCGGCGGTGCTTGGAAGTGACCGCTGGTCGTACGAGTCTCGCTTCCGTGAAGCGATGCGGTCGGAGTTTCCTACCGGCAACCTGTACGTTATCAAGTACTCGCTGGATTCAGTCCTGACGCACACGGGCTCCAAGCCTAGCTGGACTCCAGGCATCGCCGGCAATGCCTATGCGTTGACGATCGCTCAGATCACCAACGCTGCTGCCGCAGCGAACCTTGCTGGCGACACCTTGAGCATCGACGGCATCGTCATCTCGGTGCAGACCGATGACTGGAATCTGTCGAGCTGGCGCAGCTACGGTGGCTTGCTTCGATCGGTCATCGACGCTGTCCGGTCAGCGGTGAGCAGCATCCCCTACTGCACTGCCGGCACCTTCCGAGCTGACGGCAACGCAATTCCGGTAGCCGTAATCGAGCCGCACTACAAGTACACGGGCATGTCGACTGCTGCCCGTGGGCAGTTGAACCTCTGCCGAATGCAGGCGCAGGCTCTTGCCAGCAACGATGAGCGAATCTCGGTCATCCGCACGCACGCCGAGACCTGCACAGACAGCATCTCTTTCTCGTCGGCTTCGATGGTTTCGATGGCGACGGACGTTGCGAAGTCGCTTCTTGAGCCAGAAGCACCCAACGACCTTGCCAACCCTGATGGTCGCATCGCCCTGATCATCTCGGACAGCGTTTGCGAGGGCTACTCTGGCTCCACGGTGCCGGGCGCGGGCGTGCTCTCGGATCTCCCTGACCATCTGCAGGGAGCCATCTCGGGTGCCAGCATCTGGCGTCCAAACCAAGGCGACTTTCAGACGCTTCAAGTCGGCGTCAACAACCTTACCTCGCTGCCGAACGCTCCAGCCGGATTTGGGCCAGAGGTTATCCTCGCAAGTGAGATGCGAGGTTCAGGGGACATTTGGCTCGTGAAGGGGTCTGCGATTGGGGCGTTCGGCAGCATTTACCTCGGCACGCAGCCGACTGCCAACCCGCCTCACTACGACCGCACGATGGTCAGCTGGTCGCCCGCTGCGCGAAACCAGCTGTGGGAACTCAGCGTTCGAGGCTGGCTGGTCTCGGCTGTCGACCTGCTCCGCAAGCAGAGCAAGCGTCCGAAGCTTGAGCTAGTTGTGATCTGCCTCGGCCACTCCGACCTGCTTGAGGATGATGCCCTTGCTGATCAGGTGGCTGCCACCGTCCGTCAGGCCATTGCCAGCGTACAGAAGCTGGTCGAAGACCTAAGCATCTCCGGCACGCCTCGCTTTGTGGTCTGTGTCCCTTCGGCTTCGATGCAAGCCGATGAGACGCTTCTTGGGACGGTGCGCGACTCGCTTCTTGCGATTCCTGAGACCGTCGAGAACGTCTCTACGATCGATCTCTCGAGCTACGCGACCGTGCCTTCAGGCACGATTCTGACGGGTGCGAGCCAGATCAAGCTTGCTCAGGACATCTACTCGGCCTGGAAGCAGACTCAAGTCTCTTCCGTGCAGCCGATGTTCATGTCTTCCATGATCGAACTCCGAAAGGCTCTGCGCCTGTCCAAGCTCGGCCAAGACAACGATGCGCTGTCGATGATCGACAGCGCGGTCCAGGCGGTCAAGGCAGGCTTCTTCCGCAACCTTGGCGAGGAGAAGATCAAGTCAGCCTTCCGTGAGGGCAGCTTTCTCGCAACTCGAGAAGAGATTAGAAGGCTCGACGAAGAGATTCGTCAAAACCTTGCGGTGCTGTACTCTGCCTCGTTTGTCGACAGCACCAACATCTCTGTGGACATCGTGAAGCCGGATGACACCATTGCCCCCGGCGAGACTGTCCTGAACGTGCTCTAAGGAAGCTAGAAACATGGCCTTTCAATTCTCGACGACAGTTCGCAACGCGTGGCTCGATCAGATCGAAACGACGATCGGCACCTCTGCAATCCTTCGCATCCGTTCCGGAGCTGCTCCGGCAGCCTGCGGCGATGCTGACACCGGCACCGTGCTGGCCGAGATGACGCTGCCTTCCGACTGGATGGCTAATGCCACGGGCGGCTCGAAGAGCATTTCGGGCACTTGGCAAGACCTGAGTGCGAACGCCTCGGGCACGGCAGGCCACTTCCGCGTCTACGACAGTGGCGGCACGACCTGCCACATCCAAGGCTCGGTCAACACTTCCGCTGCCGACATGATCGTGCAGAACACCAGCATCGCCAGCGGTCAGCAGATCACGGTTACCGCCTTTACGCTGAACGCAGGCGGCGCGTGATCCGTGGGTACCGTTAGGGTAGTGCTTACGGCAGACCTGGCTCTGCCCCTGCCTTCGGTTGCCTTTCCTGAGTACAAGCAGGCCGGCACCAACATCGCCGTCGCCAGCTACTCATTTGACGCTGGCGCGACCGAAGGCATCCAGTTCGTTCTGCCCTACGTAGGCAGCTATGGCAGCGGCAACCTGACCTGCAAACTCCGGTGGTACGCCGACACGGCAACCACCGGCAGTGTGGTCTGGGGGGCTTCCATCGCATGCATCACGCCGGAGACCGACACTCAGGACATCGAAACGGATGCCTGGGCTACCGAGAACACGGTTACCGACGCTCACCTCGGCACCACCGCCCAGCGGCTGCACGAGGCCTCGATCACCATCAGCAACCTAGACTCCATCGCTGCCGGCGACTACCTGTCGCTGCGGATTCAGCGGCTGGGCACTAACGGGTCAGACACGCTTTCAGGGGACGCGCAGCTCGTCGGAGTTGTGCTTGAGTACAGCGATGCCTGATGGCTATTCGACTGACATCTGCGAGCAGCCAGTACCTAGACATTGATTCGTCTCAGGGCTTGGATCCACAAGGCCCGTACACCATCTGTTTTTGGGTGTACTTCGTCAGCTTCCCAGCTAACAGCGGCCTGATCTCGATATCTAACGACTTTGCAGAGTTCAGCGACCTGTATGTGAATGGCACAAGTCTAGAGTTGTTCGTCGGAGATAGCGGGGGATCTAAAGCGACAACTGGCAGTGCATCCCTATCTACTGGAACTTGGTACCATGTTTCGGTAGTCAGAAGCACGTCTTCCAAGATTGAGTGCTTTTTGAACGGCACCCTGGATGCTGCTTCGACAGACTACGACGGATCTGGTTGGGTGTTTGGAAACTCGCAGTACCGCAGAATCGGCGTAGACTCTCTAAGTCAGTACTTCTTGAACGGTCGAGTCTGGGCCATCAAAATGTGGAATGCTGCTCTAAGCATCGAGCAGCTGAAGAGGGAGATGAGATCCAACAGGCCCGTGACCCGTGCGGCCTACTGGTACCCAGCCCTCTCGACCAGCCCGCTCAAGGACTACGGCTCCCTGGCAACCGACTTTACGGCCCCGGCAAGCTACTCTTCAGAAGATCCACCGCCGGTAGCCTTTAGGCCGACTGCCGCCGGTCAGCTGTTTCCAGCTGTAATCTACCCAGCCGACTTCAGCACCTCAGTGAGGAATGCGTGGCTTGACTCGATCGAGAGCACCGTCTCGACCTCGCCAGTACTCCAAATCCGCACCGGTACGCAGCCGGCAGACTGCGCGGCATCCGACACAGGCACGCTTCTGGTATCGGTCACGCTCCCAAGCGACTGGATGAGCAACGCCTCTGCCGGCAGCAAGAGCAAGTCGGGCACTTGGTCCGCAAGCGCGTCCGCTACCGGAACCGCAGGACACTTCCGCATCAAGCAAGGCGGGACTTGCCACATCCAGGGGTCGATTTCGACCGCAGGAGGGGGTGGAGACATGGTGCTCGACAACCTGTCCATCTTTTCCGGTCAGACATTTGCCGTCTCAACGGCTACCATCTCTTCCTACTAGCCATGCTCTGGTCGCCTACTAAGGGATGCACGGTCACTGAAGTTGCAGAGGCATCCGTTACCACCGGAGCGGCTGCGACGACCAAGGGAGCCGTCTCGCAGATCATCGCTAGCACCGCCCGCGACACTCACTTGCTGGTTGTCACCGCCTACAACTACGCGCTTGCGGCAGCCGCATCGCAGATGTGCTTTGACATCCTTGTAGGGGGTGCAACGGAATCGGTCCTGATCCCAAACCTTTTGGGAGGCCACGCAGGTGTCAAGACTTGGTTCTTTCCGGTCTACGTGCCTGCAGGAACCAGAATCTCCGCTCAAGCAGCCGGTGCTCGAGTCAGCACAGCCTTTAGCGTCCAAGTCCGCTGCATCGGCTTCCCTGCAGGTGCGCCGTTTCAAGTCGGCAGCCTAGTAACTACCTACGGGATGAGCACGCTGCCTAACGGCACCTCGATCACGCCGGGTGCGTCTGGTGCCGAGGGTTCTTACACGCAGATCACTGCAAGCACCACCAGCGATCACTTTGCCTTCATTCCATCATTTCAGGTCTCAGGCGATACCACAACAAACCTTCGCTATATCAAGCTAGATCTCGGTGTAGGCGCAGCTACCGAAGACACTATCGCCGCAGACTGGCTTTTCTGCACTACAGGAAACGAAGAAATGGGCGGGTCTGTATGGCCGCACTTCTGTCGGTATCCTTCCGGAACTAGACTCGCACTGAGAGCTTCCAATAACGGAACAAACGACGGTGCATACAACGGAGTGATCCACGCGATCAGCTAAACCATGGCAGTTACTCAGGTTTACGAACTGGACGGAGTTACGGTCGGTGCCACCGAAGTCTCGATCATCACCGGCACCACCACGCCGGGCGCGTCTGATGCAGCAGGCGTCTACCAGCTCTGGGTGGACTGCTCCAACATGCAGAAGGGAGACGTTTTCGAGATCTCTGCTTACGAGAAAGTCGAAGGAACTGGCGGCACAACTCGACTGGCTTTCACTGCCTTTTTGCAGGGAGCTCAGAGCGAGGTGTTCGTAGCTCCGCCGCTTGCGATGCTGAACTCCTGGGACTTCCGAATCCAGAAGATCTCAGGCACCGACAGAGCCTTCGATGCCTCCATCCGCTTGATCGGCTAGCATTAAAGCATGTCGTTTCTGTGGCACAGTTCAGCGGCTTTTGCCGCGCAGCCGCCTGCGCCACAGACGGCCACCGCTACCGGAACGGTAGGCGTAACCGGATCCTCGACTACTGAGGTCCTAGTCTCGGCATCGCTGACCCTCTCGGCGATCACCGCGGTCGACGCTGAGATCGGTGAAGTATCGATCTTCACTGCCAGCGGTGACGCGAACACGACTGGCAGCTCCACGGGGCAGTCCTCGATCACCGCTACTGCCAGCGGCGATGCGAACACGACTGGCAGTTCCACGGGGCAGTCCTCGATCACCGCTACCGCTAGCGGTGACGCGAACACGACCGGAAGCTCCACGGGGCAGTCTTCGATCACCGCTACGGCAAGCGGTGACGCGAACACGACCGGAAGCTCCACGGGGCAGTCTTCGATCACCGCTACCGCTAGCGGTGAAGCGAACACGACCGGCAGTGCGGAAGCCGTAGCCGATGCTGGCCTAGTAGCCACTGCTTCAGGACAAGCAGCTACTACAGGCAGCTCATCCGGCCAATCTACGATCACCGCTACCGCGAGCGGTGACGCCAACACGACTGGCAGTTCCACGGGGCAGTCCTCGATCACCGCTACCGCTAGCGGTGATGCGAGCACGTCAGGCACTGTCTCCGGACGGTTCTCTTACGACTGCGAGGCATCCGGAACAGCGTCGGTAACCGGCTCTGCATCTGCGCCCGGAAGCGCAGCGGTGTCGGCAAGTGCCTCGGGAAGTGCTTCGACTACTGGAACGTCTGCTGCCTCGGTATCCACGACAGCGACCGCTCAGACGATCGTCGTCGTAACTGGATACGCTTCCGATATCTCTGGCGTAACTGCCTCTGCCTCGAGTGTCGTGGCTGTTGTGGGCAGCTCGGCAGCAGTTATTTATCAGGTAACTGTAACTCCTCAAAAGGTTACAGTTGTCAAGAAGGTCCTCATGAAGCAACGCATCCACAACACGCTCTTGGCTCTGATCAAGACGGGTCCTTACTACCCGTGTTCGATCAACCCCAAGACAGGCCAGATGACAATCGACGTGGATCGAAACATCAAGCCGACAGGCGTTTCGATCAAAGAAATCAGCTCATCTTTCAAAGAGGCACTTCGCAACAAGAGGAGCTTTGGCGCGGGTGAACTGAGTCAGTGGCTTTGGAATGCCAGAGTCCAATTCTCTGAAGAAGTTGCTTGCGAAGAGTTTGAGGAAGCAGCCACTGCTGTAGGTATCAAGATTCCTCCAGCAATCGGCGCACCAGAACAGAGAGCGTTGCTTGCACGGTTGGCCGATAGTGATTACGATCACCCGCCAGAGCAGTCACCCAACAGAGGGACGACTGTAACCTTTGTATTCGAGATCGTCCCCGACACCTTGAGGAAGTAGTTCATGCCAGGCATCAACAGAACCGGCAAGCCAGACACGCGCGACATCTTCTTGGGTCGCGGTCGCGTGTACCTGGCTTCTCTCGACTCGACCACCCAGAGGCCGACGCACTTCCGTCACGTCGGCAACTCCACGGCATTCTCGATGAATGTCGAGTCGGAGAAGCTGGAACACCAGAACTCGCGATCGGGCGTCAAGGCCATCGACCGCGAGATCACGCTTTCTCAGAAGGTCGGCGTCACGCTGACGCTCGATGAGGTCCTCAACGCAGAGAACCTCGCCTACTTCTTCAGCGGCACCGCCTCCAAGGATGTCACCAACTCGGCGACGGGCGCGACGCTGACGGACATCCTCATTCATGCCGATGCTCTGAAGACGCGCAGCTACGAGCTGGTGAACAGCTCGGGTGGCCGACTGTACGACATCGCGACTGGCGGCTTGGTCGTCAAGAGCGGCTCCGGCGCGGTCGGCTCGGCTAGCACGCTTACCGCTGGCACGGACTACGAGATCGATGCCAAGTGGGGCATGATCTTCCTGACTGGCACGGGTGCCCACGTCGACGGCAACAACCTCTGGTTCAGCTATACGTCTCCGGGCGGCGAGAAGACCGTCGATCAGGTGACGATGCTGACGCAGTCGAAGCAGTCGGTGTTCCTCCGCTTTGTCGGCATCAACCCCGCCAACAGCGACAAGGAAGTGCTTTTGGACCTGCACTCGGTTTCGCTTTCTGCGGACGGTGAACTGCCGATGATCGGCGAAGAGTTTGCCACGCTTTCCCTGGTCGGTGTCGCGGAACGCAACGAGACCGGCTATCCGACCGCGCCTGTCGGTCGAATCTACTTCCACGAGGATGCGTAACCATGGTGCTCTTCGATACGCGCGGCGGTAAGCCGTTCACCTACCTGCTTGGCCGTGGGCGTTTGTACGTCCAGGGCGATGTCACTCGCTATTCGGGCGGCGTGGCTCAAACGGCTTCGACCGGCTGGCGTGACGTGGGCAACGTCACGAACTTCACGATCTCGCAAGAGTCGGAGACGAAGGAGCACCGCTCGTCGCTTTCGGGCATCCAGATCGTCGACCTCGAGGTGCCGGTCTCGCAGAAGATGATCGTCACCTTTGCGGTGGATGAGATCAACCAGCACAACCTCGCTCGCTTCTTCAGCGGCGAGCTGCTGACCTCGGAGCTGGGCTATGTGCTGGCAAACGCCTCGGCCATCGCCAGCGATGATTCTTCGATTGCCTCTGGCAACCGCAACTTCTTCGTCGACACCGCCACGACGCATCAGGTGTACGACATGTGGTACAACCTGGAGCTCAACCTGCCGACCTCAGGCAGCATTACTGCCGGCCTGTACCGAGCGATCGACTTCGAAGCGAACGCCTCCCAAGCCATCACCGTCCGTAAGGCGGTCACCAACAACACGGACATCTCGGGCGGCACGCTTCTCACCGAGGGCACCCACTACGAGCTCGACCGCAAGATGGGTCGAATCCGATTCATCAGCTCTGGTGCGGGCGGTCTCCAGCTGGGCGACACGTTCCTTGTCCGTTGGGCTGCCCCGACGACGCCGAAGAGCGCGACCTCGATGGCGGACGACAAGCTGTTCATGATCAAGCCGCTGACCACGTCGGGCGTCTCGGTCTCGCTGATGTTCATCAGTGAGAATCCGAACGACAGCGACAGCCAAGCGGCTCTTGAGCTTTTCAAGGTGAAGCTCAAGCCAGACGGCGAGTTCGCAGGCATTGGTGACGACTGGGCGGCTCTCAGTTTCACGGGAGCTCTTGAGTCGATCACGAATCCGCCTCCGGGCGCGTCTGCCTATGGACGTTGGGTGGGCCGCACGGCATACTCGACGACCTGATGAACCTCACTCCCTTCCTGACTCCGTCTTTCGTCGAACATCCGGTCGGCGAAAAGGTCTGCAAGTTTTACCCGATCAGCACGAAGGTGCTGTTTCAGCTGCGTGGTTTGGCGAAGCCGCTTGCAAAGGGCATCGCCGCTCTACTGACTTCGCAGCAGAACGACATCGGGCGGGAGTCGGTGGAGGTTCAGGCTCCGGATGGTGGTCGCCAGCTCCGCACCACCATCCAGCCGATCTCGGACAGCCTGGCAAAGACCCGCTTCGATCAGCGGGCCACCACGCTCGATCAGCTGATCGAGCAACTGATGAGCGATGGTGCCTCGTCGATGCTGGCTCTTCTGGTGGTCGACAGCATGCGCGACGACTTCCCGCGCAACCCCTCTGCTGCAGACCTCAGCAAGTTCGTCGCAGAGATGCCGGCTGAGAAGATGATCGAGATGCTGGTTGGCGTCTCCAAGGCCAACAGGAAGCTTTTCGACCCTTTGAAGGATCGGGTGACGGAGATCTCCGCCACCCTGAAGGGGGCGGTGGCGCGTCTGCGGGACGAGGCTCTGGCAGCCGACGGAACGTAGCCAGCCGCGCCGCAGCAGGCGCAGGCAAGGACGGCGACGATGCACTCTGGCAAGACTTCGAGCTTGCTGTGATTGTCGCCGTGTCCTCACACCACTTTCCGTTAGACTTCCTGCTCGACCTAGACATCGTGTCTTTCGACCGGCTTCTCGGTCGAGCTCACGATGCCAAGAATTCGGAATTGCGTGAGAACGCCGTTGCCATGAGAGTCGCCTTCAACGGAGACCAGAAGCAGTTCGAAGAGTTCTTCGAAAGCCTTCTGCCGGTTACTCAGAAGGAAGCGATCCAAGAACGCAAGATCGCGGACGGCCATGACAAGCTGAAGAAGCTGTTCGGGGGATAAGGGATGGCTACCAACACGATCCAAGACATCTATCAAATCAACCTCCAGGGCAACTACCGGGAGGAACTGAAAAAGCTGTCGAAGGCGATCGATGACTCCAAGAAGGACTGGGCTGAGCTAGCAGCCGGCTTTGAGGCGTCCAAGGCCAAGTTCAAGCGACCGGCTGCTGAGATGGAGAAGCTCTCGGGTGCTGCCCGAGAAAGCGCAGAAGCGTTCGACGCCCTCCGAGAGAACCAAGTACGCCTTGCCGACTCGTCAGCGATCATCGGCAAGGCGCAGAATCGCCTCGTTCGAGAGACGAACAAGCTCGCTGTACTGCGTGCCAGCGAACTCAAGACTCTTGAGCAGCTTCAGCTGAAGAAGGACCCGCAGATCATCAAGCTGCGGGCCGAAGCGGGGGCTATTCAAAAGCTCACGAAAGAGCTGACCAGGATTGCCACTCAGCGGGAGTACGAAAGACTGGCCGCTGAGGCTGGCATCGAGATTGGCAAGAAGAAGGTCAAGCAGTTCAACGCAGAGGAAGAAGCTGCCAAGCGGGCTGCCAAGGCGCAGAACGAGCTGGCGGTTACTGAGAAGCTGCGTCAAATGGGCCTGGATGCGGGTGGAAAGCCGCTCCAGGCCCCTCTTTCAGTCAGGGGCAAGCTCACTGCCGAGGGTAGGCAGACCGCTGAAGATACCGCCCAACGCCGAGCCGAAGAGGCTGCCCTCAAGCTCAAGACTCTCCAGCTGCTGAGTCAGAACTCTGCCTACATCGAGAACGCTCAGAAAATCAAGAAGGCGGAGGAAGAGCTTCGAAAGCTCACGACTACTGGCGAGAAGACGCAGAGCGTATTCAACCGGATCTCGTTCACGTTCCGCCGCCTCATCGGGATCATGGCGGCATTCACGGTCGCCCGCGTTGTTGTTCGCGAGTTCAACAACATGATCGCTTCGGCGATCAGGTTCAACGCATCGATCGAGTCGAGCCGCGTTGGTCTTGCAGGCCTGATCGCCGCCTCCGCTGAGGTCCGAGACCCGTTCGGCGGCGTGCTCGAGATTGACCAGCAGGTTTTGCGGGCGCAGGACATTGCCATCGACCAGTTCAAGCAGCTCCGCAAGGACGCGCTTGAGACAGCCGCGAGCTACGAGCAGCTTTCGCAAGCGTTCCAGACAGCCGTTGCTCCGGGCATTCAAGCAAACCTGACCGTCGATCAGATCCGGCAGCTGACGGTCAACATCTCGCAGGCAGCTACCGGCCTTGGTCTTGCCCAAGACCAACTGGCCGAAGAAATCCGCTCGATCTTCCAGGGCACGATCTCGGCGAGAAACACCCGAATCGCCACGGCTCTGGGCATTTCCAACGAGGACATCCGGAGAGCCAAGGAAACCGGAAGGCTTTTCGAGTTCCTCGACCGTCGGTTTGCTGCCATCGCTTCGACTGGAAAGCAGCTGATGGGCACCTTCACGGGCCAGCTCAGCAACGCATCGGATGCGTTCCAGCAACTGCTCGCTACGTCGAGCGAGCCCCTCTTCGCGCAGTTGAAGGCCTCGCTGGCTGAGATTCAGCAGGCTATCTTTCAGACCACTGAAGAAGCGGTTGTCTTCAACCCAGCCGCGATTACAGCCTTCAAGGGCTTGTTCGATGGCCTTGCTACCGGCGTTCAGGGCATCCGTGCCGCTTTTCGCGACATCGATGCTCAAGGGTTTGCCGACACGCTCGCTGCGGTCGGTGAGACGCTCGGCCTAATCGCTTCAGGCATCGCGAATGCGTTCTCCATCGCGTTCAACCTAGCATCGCCGATCCTTCAGCTTGTTGCGAACCTCCTGAAGGCGTTAAACAAGATCGTCTCGGTCATTCGAGACTCTTCTGGGGTGGCCGGGGGGCTCCTCAGCCTGCTAGCAAGCTTTGTCCTACTCACGGCTAAGGCTGTACTTTTCTTCAAGGTTTGGGGGCTAATCAGGAAGGCGGTCGAAAGAGCTTACCTGGGAATCAAGAGCATCGGTGTTGCTCTAGGCATTTCTAAGGGTGCGTCAGCCGCACTTGCTACAAACCTCTCGCTGGCGGCTAAGGCGGGTGCTGCTCTTAGGAAGACTTTCGGGCTGCTGCTGCTTCCCGTGCTCGGGGTGGTCGCAGGAATCACACTGATCGATTTCGCCCTAGAGTCTCTGGGTTCTAAATTCACAATCGTTGAAGGCATCGCAACGGTCTTTGGGTACCTCAACGATCAGTTGGACAAGATGCTTGGCGGCCTTGGTGGCCTGAAGGAAAGCGCGACTGAAGCCTCCGACACCTCGCTCGGCCTTCTTGCCAACGACTTCCGCCAGATCTCTTCAGACCTCCAAGAAGTCGGAGAAGATCTGAAGAAGTCGATTAGGCAAAGCGCGGCAGAGCTGAAGAAATCTCAAGCGACCCTAGGCCTGCCATCCGAAATTGCAGACCAAATCAACTCCTTGCTGGATACGCAGCAGAGACTTTCTGAAAGCACCTTTGAAGCGTCGCTAGAAATTCAAAGGCAGTCAGCTGCCATTAAAGAGGCCGATAAGGTCGTAGAGAAGTATCAAGAGACCACCGGAAAGGCAGGTCAAAAGCTAATAAACACCGTAAAGACTTTTGAAAACTACAAGTCTAAGGTCTCTGAACTTTCAGAAGAGCTTAAAAAGAACCAAGAACTTCTTGGGTCTGTAGTTGGAAAATCTCTAACTCAGCAAGAAACCGATGATGTAAAGCAAAGAATTGAGACAATTAAAAACGTCTTGAAGTCTTTTTCAGATCAAAGAGGGTCTATTATTAACGATGAGTATCTTAATAGCCTAGAAGAATTCAACACTGCTGTTGAAGAGCAGCTTAAGGTAGAGGCAAAGAGAAACATTCTCCTAGAAAAAAGGGCAGATATTCAGGCACAAATTACAGAACAGGAAAGGAAGTCTTATGAGATTGCCAGAAATCAAATTCTAGGAAAGGCGATCGTTAGCAATTTTGATTTTGAAAACCGCTCCAAGCTTTTTGACTCGGACCTCCAAGCTGCCACTGCTGCTGCTCTGGCCGCTACCGAACTTGGAAAGCTGCAGGCAGATGTACTTTCAAAGCAGGCTGAAAGCTCCAGAATAGATGCTCAGTTCCAAATCAAGCAGGCAGAAGCAACGAAAGCTCGACTGAGTCTTGAAGAGCTTATCAACCTTGAAAAGGATCGAAGTGGCAACGCTGAAAGTCAAAATTCGCGCGAACTAGCAAAGCAGCTAGAAAACCTCAACAGCGAACTGGCCTTCGAAGAACGCCTGTACCGAGCCCGCAAGGCCCGTGCAGAGCTCGAGGCCCGTCTCGCTAAGCTGCGTGAGAGCGGCTCGATCACCCAAGGCGTGGGCTTCGGGCTTGAGCGGTTTGCTGCCGAGAACCAGAGCACGTTCCAGATCGGCGAGAACTTCGGCAACGACCTCGCCAACTCGATTACCACCTTCGGCGGAACGGCCCTCAGCGAGGCGGTCGCTTCTGCGTTCGATCCCAACCGCAACTTCGACCTGAAGGCTGCGGCAGGCAGCCTGCTGTTCGGGCTCGGCCAGCAGCTGATCACGGACGTTCTTAAGAAGCTGCTTGCAGAGGCCATCACCGGTCTAGGCATCGATGTGTTGGGAGGCGCAGGCAAGGGCGCGGCTGAGGGCGCGGCTCAGGGTGCGGCATTCTCAACGGCAGTCACTGCGGCTGGCGGAGCGTTTAGCGTCTCTATCGGTACGGCAACTGCGGCATTTAGCACTTCCGTAAACGCATCAGCCCTCAACATGGAGCTTGCGCTGTTCGGGGGCGCAGCGGCTATCGCCGATGCTGCTGCACTTCTTGCTGTTGCTAGCGCAGGAACTGCCGCAGCTCGAGGCGGCTCTGTCGACAAGATGAGGATGATCCCCGGTGCTAGCCCCTTCGCCATGGGCGGTGCTGTGCAGGGATTCGCTCGCGGCGCGCGTGCGCGCAAGCCGCTTGGCATCGATGCCCGCGATACGATCCCTGCATGGCTGCGGCCAGGCGAGTGGGTCATCCGCCCAGAGTCCGTCCGAAAGTACGGCAACGGGTTCATGGACATGCTCAACAAGGGCCAGTTGAACCCTGGTGCCCTTTCGGCTGTCTCGGCCATCGCCAAGGGACGCTCTGCAGCCCCGAAGGTTGCTCCGAGATCTTCCTTTGCCACGGGCGGCCCTGTCGGGGCCATGCCGGCGCGATCGGAGGGCTCTTCCACGCCGCCGTTCGTGCTGCAGTTCAACGACGAGCAGACCATGGATCGTGCGCTGGCTGCGGGCAGTAAGGCGACCCTCCGCTTCGCGCGTGTGAACAGGGCTGCCTACCGCCAAGCCTTGGGCATGGAGGGAGGTGTCTAATGTTGCTCTGGCACGACAGCCTCGACTACCGATCCACAGCACTGCTGGCCTCTCGCTACTTCACTGCGAGCGGCTTCACGATGACTGGGCTGCACCCTCAGTCGGGCAAGAAGTCCCTTCAGACTACCGCAACCATCGGAACACTTGTCAAGCAAGTCAGTCAGCCGGATCCCAACGCCTTCGGCGCAGAAACCTGCATCGTCGGCTTTCTGTTCTGGGCCACGCTGTACCCGACGGCAACCGGCTTCGCATTTATCGACATTCGAACCTCTGGAGCAGCTGTCCAAGTCCGCGTCAGAGCTGTGCCGGTCAACGGAAAGACGGTGCTGCGGTTCATGCGAGCCAACGACCAAGAGCTGCTTCACGAGTCTTCTCCGATAGACTTCACCACTCCAAAGTATATCGAAATAGTTGTAAAGATCGGAAACTCGGGCTCCATCGAGCTCTACATCGACGGAACTATCGACAGTAGAGCAAATTTTGTAAACACTCAGCCAAACGTCTCTTCGTACTGGTCTCAAGTACAGATCATCCCAGCCAGCTCTGGCTTGAACTCGTACGCCCGCATCGCCGACCTCTACATCGCCGACGCTGTCCTGGAGACCGGCAAGAAGACCTTCTCAAAGCCCCTAGGCAAGGTCATGGGAAGCCGCATGGCGGTGTCCTCAACGGCCTCCAACACGTCGTGGGCACCAGCACCGCAGTTCGGTGGCAAGTACCGGCTGATCATCCTTGCGGGCTCTAACAACAACCACGGGCGAGGGCAGTACTCGGTGGGCGTAACCCCGCCTTGGCGTACGACCAACTCGGCAGTGCAGATTTGGCGGCGTTCGGGAGCCTCCTACGGCTTTGCCCCTCTGCAGGCGGGGGTCAACACCTACGGCTTCTTCTTGACCGGGGTTCCGCCAGCCTACTGGGGTCCGGAGATGATGCTTGCAGAGAAGATCGCAAGCCTCTTCGAGAGCGCAGAGGAGTTGCCCTCCCCGAACATCAGGCTGATCAAGCTTTGCCAAGACTCGAGCCTCCTGGACGAGGTCGACAAATCTCCGCAGTACAGCTGGCTGCCAACACAAACAGGCAGCCTCTACCAGCAAAGCCTCACTCAGATCAACGCGGCTGTAACAGCCTTGGGGGGCTGGCCTGCTATCGACTCGATTGACTTCTTCTGGCACCAAGGCGAAACGGAATCCCTTACCTCAGAAGGGGTCTCGGTGCTGGCTAACCTGACTAAAAACCTGTTCAACAAGCTTCAAACAGACATCCCAGCAACAATTAGATTTACTAGGGTTTTGCTGTCAAGTAGAATCACCTCACCCACCTACTACGAAATCGACAGGGTCAGGAGCATCCTTTCTTCAAGTTACATCCCTGGAAGCTTGCTTGAGATGGACGAGTTCCCCCTACAAGACTCGATCCACTTTACGAACCAAGGATACAACGCCCTTGGAGAAAAGTATTTTGAGGTGTGGAAGAGCAGCCTGCCCCTGGCATCTTACCTCAACGATTACTTTACTCTCTCTGCAGTAGACTCCCTTTTTGTATCGGGAGGAACACAAAAGTCTATACTGTTTAACTCAGATAAGAGATACAAGATAGATTTGACCAACTCGCCAGTGCTTTCCGTGAACTGCAAGTTCCATGCGGACTCGATCTCTCTGGGCGACGGGATCGACTTGCCGTACACGGTCTCGTTCTCGCTAGGACCCGTCCAAGTTCCAGGCACTCTTGTAGCGGAGTCTGGTGTCCAGGCTGCTTATCACTCCACGGCAAGCCAGATAGCGTTCCCTGAAAGCGTCAGCTTCAATACCATCAAGATCGAGACGCTATGAGCCTTAGAATCTCCGCCCTCGAGTTCGACACCCTCGTACGCACAGCCGAGAGGCCGGAGCCGATTCCGTTCCCGGTCGGAGCAGGCGCGGTTCCGATCAACCCCATGCTGTTCCCGAACGACTGGGGCATGGAGGTGTCGCTGTCTTCTCGGTGGGAAACAGACATCACGAGAGCTCACGCCTCGAGCAAGCCTGAAAAGTGGTCGCTGCTTTCCCGCCCGTCGCGCTCGCTTGAAGTCTCGGTTGTTGGTGCGTCTAGAGAAGAGAGCTTCGCCCTGCTGCAATCCGCGTTTGACTACTCAACGCGCATCGGCTTTCCCGCGCCGATTTACCCGGATGCCTCGGTGGTCACCGGGTTTACCTACGACTCAGGGACTGCGACCGGTCGGGTAACGGGCGACTTCAGGTACCGCCGGTTCTTCATCGGGGGCAGAGTCTGCTTCATGCCCCTGCAGGTCAACCCCGACACAGGCCAGAACAGCGTCATCTTCGGGACGATCCTAGAACTGGGTCCTGAAGAAATGCTTGTGCAGTTCATCACGGCTGCCTACCGAACGGTGACGGTTCTAGACTCGGTCATCCCGTGCATGGATGTCGAGATGGCCGAAAGGCTCACAGGCGTCAACCTTACCGATAGTGTCTATCGCCTCTCTCTTACCTGGCAGGAACTCGATGGAGCCAGTGCGCTTCCGGGCACCTGGCCGGCGGTGATGCCTGACAACGCTGAGACGATCGCGCCGCTTTGCGAGATCCTGGACAACTTGCCGATCTTCCCGCTCAGCCCCGACTGGTCGGAGGGCGTGCAGATTGAGATGCGGAAGGATGTGAGCAGGGATCGCATCGGAAGAACCTCGGTTCAGGATCCCTACGGCGTGCCCTACCACGCCATCGAACTCTCGGTGATGGGCTACGACCGAGAGGCTTGTTGGAAGGTAGTTCGCTTCTTCGACGCCATGCGCGGGCGCGCGGGAAGCTTCTACATGATCCACCCCCATCGACCCTGGACTCTGGGGTCGTTTGTGACCAGCACTCGCATCCTGATTAAGGCGGTAGGCAGCTCCTACGGCGTCTACTCGCACTTCAAAAAGCTCGTGTTCATCAGGGCGAACGGAGAGAAGGTCACGCGAGTGGCTGTGGACGCCAGCAGGCTGTCCGGAGGCCTTTTCCGAGTAGACCTCGACTCGGCCCTGCCCGACTTCAACTTTGTTGAGGTGCAGCCGATCCTGCTTTGCTCTTTCGAGCAGGACGATCTCGTAGAGCGTTGGGCAAATACTTCGACTGTGCCGGCTTTTCAGCTTTCGATCGTAGAAGAGCCCAACTACGGAACAGTCGGAACTGTAGCCAACATCGGCTACTCTGAAGAATCCCCCGGATTTCTCGGAGTGTCAGGGTGCAACCTGCTGCTGAAGGCCGGCGTGGGCTGCTACACGACAGTAAACGGGGTGGTTACTAGGGTGGGGGCCTTTCCGCAGATTCCCCAGAGAGTTTCTTCTTGGGAAGACGAGAGCAGGCTAGTAGCTCGGTCAGAATCGACCCTTTACGGAAAGCGTAGGTTTGTGCAGCTTTCCGGGGGAACCACGAACACTAGCGTAATTCGGTGGGCTATCCCGTTTCAAAACGGGGGAGAGCTGTCGATCAAGGATCCCTACTTCTCGTACGAGTACCAGACAAACTCGTCTATCCCGATCAGAAACCGCCACATGTGGGATCCTGATCTTGCTTTGGGCTGGACGCTCTTCCTGTGCTTCTCACCCGAGACCTACGGCCCTGACCCAGGCACGAATAGAGACCTGTTCGATATCGTTAGCCCAGAAGGACGACTGGTATTCCGTTTCGATTCCCCGACTAGCGGTGCAGCGCGAGGTCGGGTGGTCAACTTGCCCACAGGGCTTGCATCGCAGACGTGGCCTCTGACCTACTCGCTTTCATCCGACGTTCCGACTGTAGTGACCCTGCAGCTCAACTTCGCAGCATCTCCAGCCAAGATCCGAGTTTGGGTGAACGGCCAAAAGGCCTTTTCTACCTCGAACGATTTTACCAAATGGACAGCTAGCAACTATACGACCAGTAGCTGGTTTACTGGTTTTTGGAAGAATGTCACAACAAACTCTTCGTGGATAGCAACTAACTACGGTGTTTCGGCTGCTGCAAATCTAGTAGCTTCTTACGGTAGAGCTCTTTCTGCAGCAGAAATAGACCAAGTACATAATATCATCGGCACCATGTACAAAACCACAGTTGAGCCGGTTACCATCTACGCATGAGCTTTACCCTACTTCAACCGTTTAAGGAGTCCCTGCCTCTATTTCGGTTCGAGTTCGGCACGTCCGTAGTCACGGCTACGACAGCCAAAAGTCCGGTGATCTGGAAGGGCGAGACCTACAAGCCTGAGCCAGCCATCGAATGCGAGTTCCCGCGTCAGGGCGGCGGGCTGTCCGAAGAGGCTGCCCGGATCGAGTTGCCCACCCTGCGGTCCTCTGTAAATCCCGAACTAGCCTCGATGGCTATTCAGATGAGCAAGCCTAGGAGCGTCCCTAGGACCCAGCTGAGCGTCATCAACCTGCTCAAGAACGGCAACGACTTCAAGCCGCTGTACCTGTACGAAGGTCGACTTGTCAGGGTGGTTCGAAACCCGGACGGAAAGGCCTCTCTTGTCAGACTTGAGTTCGAGAGCGAGCTGTCCACTGGTCTGAAGGACATCACGCTCGGGCGCAGGTGCGATCCCGAATGCGATTTCATTTTTGCATCAAACGGATGCGGCCTGTCCAGAAGCCAGTACTGGACCCTGAGCGATGGGCCGCCAGCGCAGTCCCTCAGCTATGTAAACAAGATTCGCAGAACTAAAGTAGTGATGATTCCGGCAGCTCAAGCCAACTCTAGAGAAGTAGAGCTGCGGTTTGATCTCACCGCTCCGGAACACTCAACTCTGGTGGGCACCCCTGACAACCAGATCCAGCTCTACATCCGAGCACAGTCCCCCGGCTGGTGGCTGCGTTCGTTTCTGGAGAAGGACGGTCTTCGCATCACGATTCAGCAATGGAAAACCGGCTCGGGGCTGTTCGTACTGAACCGCATCCCGCCAGAGTCTTGGGCAAACTCTCGTTTAGAGCTCGTTCCCGACTGTGCGAAGTCTCTTTATGACTGCCAGCTGAGGCAAAACACAGCCAACTTCGGGGGCATGGGCATTGGAATTCCTGCCTATAACCCGACTCTGGAAATTCGTGGTTAATCGGACGCAGAACCTTCAGCTGTCGTTTCAAGAGACAGCTTGGGACGAGACCGTCGAGCGATCCTGCGCTTCGTGGGAAGGCACCCCTTACCGGCATGGTAAGCACTTCAAGGGCATCGGCGTCGACTGCCTGCACTTCGCCGCTGCTGTACTGGACGACCTCTACGGCAGCTCCATCTCTGCCAGCTTGAAGAGTCTTGCTCCGGACGCCTGCGTCCACAACCGAGAGGGCGTGGCTGCCGCAGTTCGAGCCCTCATGACCTACTTCCCTGGCATGGAACGGTACCACGGAGACTGCCTTCAGGCCGGCGACCTGGTGATCACGGGACCCCGCTCGACTGCTACTGCATCCCACTTGATGGTTGCCGGCTCGCAAGGAAGGCTTTGGCACGCCTCTTCACCAAGAGTATGCTACACGGGTTACGGCATCACACAGTCTCAAGTTCTTGTAGGCATTTACCGCTCCTTTAAAAAGGAGCTTTGGAAGCCATGCTAGCTACCGGCGGTGAAATCGCTCTCTACCTCGCCATCGCCTCCCTTCTGCTGACAGCGGGCACGCTGCTGTCGATGAAGAAGCCGAAGGCGGCTCCGCTAGATGACTTCTTGGGCTCTAGCGCGACCATGGGGGCCTACATCCCTCTGGTCATCGGTCGTGAGCGTGTGGGTCCCGTGTTTCTGTGGGTCGAGGACGCCACCGCATTCACCGATCTTGGGGGTGGGGTAGACACCCCACCTGAGCTGGGAAAGGGCGGAGGCGGTGTTCCCGAGCCGCCTCAGATCTGGGAGCGTGCTGTGCATGCTCTCTGCGTAGGCCCTGCATCAAAGCTATCGGCCATCTGGCAGAACGGCGAGTTGATCTGGAGCGGCGACATCTCGCCAGGCAGCCACCCTTCGGGATCTTCAATCACGCTTCAGAACGCTCAAGGAAGCAGCCAGTCTGAGGGAACGTTCCGCATCTACTGGGGATTCAGAGACGACCCAGTGATCTCTGGCCTGCCGGTCGATACCCGTTTTCCGCTAGCAACAAAGATTGTCTGGGAAGACAAGAATCTTGGACAGTCTCGAAATTGGCCTCGTCTCGAATACGAGGTGACATGTCCTTGCTACAGCGAGATCACCTCATCGGCGTTCGAGACGCCTCTAGTTGGAGATAAGTCTAAGCCCTCTTATAAAGAATGGTACGACGACACTATTAACAATTCTCCAATCTCTAGAAAAGGCTATTTGCATAACGGGTTTATATTTGCCGGAAATCTATATGGAGGCAATTTTGGGCCTGTAAGTTCTTGGACTGGCAGCGATGATAGTGCCATGATTTTGTCGGCCTATTCTTACACACAGTTAGAAAGAAAGTTAACTGTCCTAGACAGACTTTGCATGGACACCGGCCAGGGTGCTCCTGCTAGCAACACTCGAGTTCTTTGGTCAGACATACTTCCAACACCCACAAATCAAAGAATTGAAGCTTTAAATCAGATTATTTTTGCTGGAGGCATCATTGGAATCTACTGCCTAGACTATACACGCCTTCCTGGGCTATTTTATCAAAACAATGTATGGAAGTATTTTTGGATTGCTAAAGCAGTGCAGGACAGCTCCACTTCGTTTACGCAAAATCAAACCAGTGCTGGTACGCTTTCTACTCGCGGATGCCTAGAAGTATTTTTGGGGCCTGAGGTTTTGGACGAATATATCAAGCAAACATACTCAAATATCAGTATCCCTGTACTGAGATCTCCGGGAGTTTCTGGAGCAATAACGTCTCCCAGCATTTTTTGCTACGTAAGCCCCTGCAGCACTACGGGCACCGACGGTGTCAATCCAATCCACATGATTGATCAGCTGCTGTTCGCCAAGTTCCCGTACGGAGCAGGTCGCGACCGCAGCAAGTTCGACACCAGATCGATCGAAGCAGCTGCAGAGCAGATGCAGAAGGAAAAGATTCGAGGCAGCATTGCCATCTTCGATGGCGAGGGCTTGGAGAGCGCACTCTCCCCCATCCTCCAAGACGCCGGCTTGATGATCGCTTGGGATGTGTCGGTCGGAAAGTACGTGTTCCGACTGATCCGATACGAGGCAACCGGCCTCGATATCCCCAAGGACTTGGTACTCAAAGAACCGTCGATGACGGCAGTCCAGGGCGACCGCCCGATCGACGTTGTCGCGTTCACCTACAAGGACCGTGATCGCAACTACCGAGAGGTGCCGATCAAGGTGATCGACAGCGGACAGATCTCCGAGTACGAGACTCAGAGGGCTCAGAAAGTCCCGATCGAGATCACCAAGGACCGAGACTCGATTTCTCGAATTGCCCCTCGCCGGCAGCAGGAAGGGCTCACCAACCTCTCCAGCTTCAACTTCGAAATGAACCACGGCTGCCAGATGGCCGTGCCGGGTTCTCGTTTCAAGGTCAGCGAATTCGAGGGCGAGGGCCTTCAGTTCCTGATCATGAACGTCCGTCGCTTCGTCAACTCGAGCAAGATCGAGATCGAGGCCATGGTCGATACCTACAACCCGCCTCTCCTCGAGTTTACGGACAGCACGCCAGGCCTGGACGACCTCCCGGTAACGTCCCCGAGCTCTACGGAGATCGTGCCTGCTTTGCTGGACTTCCAAGCCTTCGAGATTCCGTTTGGCTCGGAGATCTCTGTGGCCTTCCTGACCTCGCGACCCAGTTCCAAGATTGTCAAATCGGCTATCTGGGGTTCGAGGGACGGAACCGCCTACAGCTTCCTCGGCGATGGCATCCTCGCTGTGCGAGGGACGCTCGCCGAGGAGCTGCCTGCTACTACGGAGATGATCTACGAACAGCCGGTCAGCATCCTGGCTGACTACCAACCCGACCTAGCTGTCATCGAGGACCTCACTCTGGATGCCGCTGCATGGCGTTCTGGTCGCCAGCTGTTGCTGATCGGCAACGAGATCATCTTCTTGAAGAACGGGTACCCTGACGAGCTGGTCGGAATGATCCGAGGCCGCTTTGGCACCTCTCCCGCCTCGTACCCTGTAGGAACGCCGTTCTACGTGGTGCCCTACTACCGGCTCACGGGGACCAAATCGCTCATCTACGCAGCCGGCGTACAGGTCTACTACAAGGGACAGGCAGGTTCGATGCTTCGAAGCTCGGACATCACTGCGATCGACGCCAAGACAACGACGATCTCTGCCAAGGCTTTCACTCCCATGAAGCCGGGAGGGCTGCGCCTCGAGACGTTCAAGACAAGCTACCCGTCCTACGGGGGCCAGCTCAAGATCGTTTGGTGCTACGAGAGCAACGAGTTCCCGAACACGGGGCTCGGCATGCAGCCTCTCGGGAACGCAGTAGGCACCAGCGGTGTCCAAGGGTACTTCCAAGTCACCCTGATCAACGGCACAACCCTCAACAAGATCTCCGTGTTCACCACTGAAGAGAACGAAGTGGTGATGTCTGATCTCTATCGCGGAGACCTTGGACTTGAGACGATGAGTTCGTGGATCATCGAAGTGACACACGTCAAGGGAGCCTATACTTCTGAAAAGGCTTCGCTTACTCTGTACCCAGTATGAGCCGTCCTAACCCCAACCCGTCTCTTTTGGTCAACAAGCTCGAAGCGTGGGATGCCCTGCTTCGAGATCTGCTAAACGCCGCTCTCAAGGCACCGTTTCCAGTGCATGAGGTTGCCGACGTAGCGGCTCTGCCAGCCGCAGGCAGCTACGACCGGTGCATCGTCGCCACCGTGAGCCCCGCGAAGCTCTGGTTCAGCCAGGGCGGGGCTTGGAAAGAGGTCTCTCTGGTGCCGTGAAACCTCGATGCACCTCCTGCGGGGCGAATTTTAGGCACGGAACGCCTAAAAATGCCCAGCTTTGGTGCGGAAAGTGCTTAAAAGAAGCCAAAAAAGCACTCAAAATACCCAAAGAAAGTCACTACGAACTCTTCGAAAAGTATCGAAGATTGGTACCTACTTGGGTCAAAAAACTCGGAATTTGGCGTGCCAGAGCGGCTGGAATTGAGCCGGAAGACCTGTTTCAGGCAGGCTATAAGGGCCTCTGGAGGGCCTGTTTGAGCTTTTCAGAGTCAAAAAAGCTCAATTTTTCGACTCTGGCTAGGTGGTCTATTCGAGGAGAAATCCTCGAATGCATCGAAATTGCCAGATACGGAAGACGGTGTCGAAAAAGGGAACTTATCGACCAGTCACAGTTCAAAAGCATCTACGAGGATGCTAACTGGGCAGATTAGGCTTCTGGATCTTGCCTGAGAGGATCTTGCTGGCGAGTGCCTGGCCTCCAAGGCCGTACTTCCGCCCCTGGGGTCGCTCGATCAGGAAGGTAATCGAGCTGGACTTGAAGCCGCAGGTCGGGCAACGCAGGTTTCGGGACTCAGCACGATCGCCGGCAGAGTAGACATGCGTGACGCACATGTGCTCTTCGGGGCAGTTAGGACACTTCATGCAGTCACCGAGCTCATTCCGGCGTTGGCGTAGGGGTAAAAAGCTAGGGCGGTAGCGTCTGCTCGATCTGGGCTGGTGAATTCCTCGGTTCCAACACGCCTAAGGAACTCGTCCTTCGATTCTAGCCGAAAGAGCCCCTGATCATAGCGATACTGCCGGCTGACCAGCTGTTGGAAGGAGTTCATGTCCTCCTTCAGGTGCAGGCGACGCTCGCGCGTGAGCAGGCGAAGATGGAAGTACGCTTCGGTGATCGCGTCGTTGTAGACACGAGGCTCAAAGCTCTTGCCGTTTGAGTGAAACTCAAAGACTCGCTTTCCCTGCTCATAAAACATGTGCAGGACGCCTTGACCCATGCCTCCAGCGTCGACGCAGTACACCGTCGAGGCGTCGTCCCAGCCGAGCTCTCTCTGGTAGCGGAAAGCCGCCTCTACTACGTCTGACGGCTCTCGCTTGCTGAACTGCAGCTTGCCGACCATCGCGCAGTTGTAGCGCGCCACGACAACCGACTCGTCGCCACCGAAGCGGGCCAAGTCGATGCCGATCTGCTTTCGCTGGCCGTTGTCGTACGGTGCCAGCTCTTGGAAGGCTTGGAGGAACGGCTTCTCGCGGCAAGCGTAGAGCAGGTCCTCGTAGCGGATGACGACGTTCGGGCTCTCTCGAGGAAACTCACCGAGCACGCGCACGCGGAACACGTCGCTGTCGCGACCGTACTCGGCTGCCATGCGATCGATGTGGCGGCGATCGACGTTCGGGCTGTCTTCGGCGTTCCAAGTCAAGCGGTGGTAGAGGTGCTTGTCCTTGTTGAACATGTCGAAGAACTCCGTGTCGCGGTCGTTCGGGTTGCCGATGGCGACAAGGAGGTTGTCTGGGCCGGTGATGGTGCCCTTGAGCGTTCCCCAGATCTTGCGTTCGATGCCGGATGCCTCGTCGACGATGACGGTCATGCCCGCCTCGTGGTAGCCCTGGACGTTCTCGGGCTTGACCGACGTTGCGGTCACGATTTCCCACTTATTGAAGCCGGCGACGCGGATCTTCTGCTTCTGGACATCCAGCAGCGTCTGGAACTCTGGCGGTGCTTGGCTGACGCGGCGTTGGAGCTCGGCTACCCAGATGTCTTCGACCTGCCGGCGGGTTGGGGAGGTGACCAGCACGAGCCGGCCAGGCGTCTGCATGAGCCGGAAGAGTGCAGCTACGGTTGCTGCAGAGGTCTTGCCTGGGCCTTGGCCCGATTTGACGCAGATGCCCTTCTTGCGGTCTGCTTGGGGTGCGAAGGTCTCGAACTGGATCAGGTCGAACAGCTGAGCCTGCTGATCCGTGGGCTTGAAGCGGAGGATGTCTCTAGCGAACTTGTGGATGTCGCTGAGGCTTCGATCGAGGTCGCGATAGAACTGCTTCACTTCTTATGGCAGGGGATGCGTTCGACCGCATCTCGAAGTTCTTCCTTGTGGGAAGAGTGGGCGTGAAGCAACAACTTCAAAGAACTTGTCACGTCAGCTAGGGTCTGGGTATTCTTCTCTACCGCAACCACCATTCGGCTGCCGATCCCTACCACCACGGCACCTAGGATGCCGAGGACGGTCCAGTCTTGAGCAGTGCTTTCTTGTCCGAGCATGAGAGCACCGTAGCCGAGCATGCCCAAAAGGGCTGAGGAACTAAGGACCGCTGAGCATATGACCATGTGCGTAGGCGGTATCTTAGCTTGCCGGGGGCAGTTTTGGGATGGGGGCATCGGGCCTCCCGCCCCGGTTTCCAAGAAGCAAGACCAGTTCGCGCTGTGATTTGGTGTCGTCTGCAAAGGTGAGGCCTTGGACCCTAGCCATGGCATTCATGGCGGACAGTTCTGTTCGGATATCTAGGCTTTCGCGGGCTTTGGCGGCGATTCGCTCGAGTCTGGCGAGCATTAGGGCTCGGTCGTCTTCTGTAGGCAGGCTGCTGTAGTCCCTGAGGTAGGAAGCCGGCAGGGCGGTCCAGTCCTTCCGCTCCATGACCGAGGGGGTTCCTAGGGCGTTTTTGATGCGCTGAGCCGCTGCGATTCTCCCGTCTCGGACTAGGCTCTTTCCTGCCGCTTCGATCAGCTCTACCTCAAACTCGATGAGGGCTTGGGTAGATGGGAAGAACTCTTGGATCTGGTCTGCCTTGAACCAGTGCAGGCAGGGATCCTCGGGCTCGTAGCCGAGTTCGATGGCAGCGTACCCGTGGCTGGTAGCGATCTTTTCGACCTCTTCGGGCGATGAGTCGTCTTGCGGGGCGGTTGGGAGGATGCCTGCTTCGCTTGAGATGTCCGAGAACACCGAAGCCGACGAGATCCGGGCTCGAGTAGCCAAAACGTCGCCGTCTACTCGGCTCAAGACCGCCTCGTGGAGGCTTTGGCCGGGGTTGAGGAGCTCCTTGCAAATGAGCAGGGCTCGGGTCGTGCGGTAGGCGGCTCGAAGGAACCGATGACCCAGGAAGTCTGGGTCATCGGCATCGAGGATCAAGCCGTCTTGCTTGCTACGACGAGGGCGGTGTGCAGCAGCGTTAGGAAGGAGTTCCACTTGGCGGCGGTGTCGATGTTGGCCTTCGTGATGGCTTCCAGCTCAGCCACCAAAAGCTCGATTCGCTCCTTATCGAGCTTCGGTAGCTTGGCGATGAACGCTTCTGGCGAGACGTTGCTGAGATCGAGTTGGATGTCCATCACTTCACCAGCGGCGCAGCCGCGTCAATGATCTTGGTGATCGACTCCGGCGAGACCTGACCGAGGCTGGCGAGGTGGGCGAGGTGGGCGTTGAAGACCGCCATGAACGCCTGCTTCGTTTCGCCCTGGGCAGCGATGTAGACCTGCAGCGTCGCGGGCTGCGGGTTGCTGGCCTCGACCAGAGCGCGGTTGACCGCCTGCTCACGATCAAACAGGACGCGGAGCTCGGCTGCGCTGCGAGCAGCGGGCTCCACCTGTTGAGGAGAGCAGAAGCAAGCCGGAAGAGCAGCCAAAAGTGCCAGAGAAAGAATGTGACGCATATCAGGATGCTAGTCATCTTCCGTTTCCACGTCAACCGGAAGTCGGTTGAAGCGGCTGTTCTGGTCTTCCAATAGCCAAGGAGCCCATGCCTTGATTGCCTTCTCGACGAAGAGGGGCGGGACGCTGAGCTCTTCGCATACAGCTTCGATATCGCCCTGGGTCATCTGGATCAACTCGACTGCCATGAGTTGCTTCATCGCCATGTTGCTGCGAGGCCGACCGCGGCCCTTGTCGATGATCTCGAGGTTGTCGAAGCCGGTCTCGAATTCGTTGCCGTTGACCGGTGTCACGAGGCTGCCTTCCTCTTCCCAGCCGGGGCTCCAGGCATCCATGACGAGGTGCCGCACCATGACGCTGTTGCCTCGGTACTTGATGACCGGGTGGCCTCCAAGGCTGCTTGGGCGCACGCGGGAGAGTCGGTAGAGGTTGCCGTCCCGGTCAGAGAAGAGGTCGGGCAGCATCCCACATCGGCGGAGTTCGCGTTCGGTGCCATCAAGGTAGATGCCGTTGATGCGGACCACGGGGTTGTACTTGGCGAGCTTTCGGATCTTCATGAGTATTTTTGCCCTTCGTAAAGGGCCTGGGGGCAAAAATCAAGTCTCTTTTTTGGTAGGTTATTTTTGCCTGGGCGGAAAAGTTGGGGTTTATAGTGAGGTGCCAGAGTTGGCCAGGGCGTCCGGTGCCGACGTAGCGGTCCCGATGCGACACGTTTGTTGCGCTTTTTTTTTCTTTTTTTCTTGTGGCATGGATTGTGCACGGCCAGGCCCCACGGCTCATCCGTTGCATCGGCGCGAGCGTTCACTTCGCGCAAGCGTTCCAGCTCCGCCGGATCGATCGAACGGCGACGCCATCGGGTTTGCGCTTCCTTCGCCGCGCGCTTCCGTTCGCTTGCGCTCGCGGCGCGCACGAAACGATGGCCGAAAGAAGCACGAAGGGTGCCTTCCGTTCGCGTCGCCAGTTCCGCGTCGCTCAAGGCGAGACAATCGTCCGGAACGGTGCGGTCCGTTGCACCCTCGGTGATGTTGCTTCGCTCACGGATCCGATGCTGTTCGCGCCGCTTGCCCATTCTTCGTGCGACGCCGCAAAGGAAGGGCAACGGGTTGCCCTTCACTTTGCCCATCTGCATTGCTCGCCAGACGAACGCCACGGCATCGGCAGCCGCTTCGCGGTCTTCCACGAAGTGAGGATCGGGAAGCGCGACGTCGACCGTTGGCGATCCCTTGCGCCCCAGAATGCCGACGATGCGCCCCCGCGCGGCATGACGAAGCGCGTGAAGCATTGCCGCCGCATGAAGGTCGGTGGGCATGGCGAGCCATGCTTCGTCGGGCCGCGACGCCGTCCACGTTCCGGCGGCCACGGCGCCCTTGACGTCGTTTTGCGGTCCTACCGTATTCCCCTCGGCGGGGATGAATCGGGCGACGCCAGCGAGCGAGCGCAAGCGGGCGGTCTCGGCGATGCGAAGCGAGCGCAAGCGCGCGCGCATCGCGGGAGAGATCGGATTCGAGATAGACATCGTTAGGTGCTTCCTTGAGGCGGAGGCCGGCGCGGGATGCGCCAGCCGACGAGGGAATCATCGCACAAAAAGTGAAGAAAGTGAAGCCCGGCTATCTACATTCGTGCACTAAGGGAGCACAAGCGCGCGACACAAGCGAACGCAAGCGAACGCAAGCGAACGCAAGCGAACGCAAGCGAACGCAAGCGAACGCAAGCGAACGCAAGCGCGCGACGGTGTACGTCATCCGATGACGTACGCAAAATTTCCCGATACGCTCCGACCGAACCTGGTTCGGCTGCACCGTATTAGGTGAAAGTTAGGCTAACGCCTGGTTTTCCGAGAATCGAAGCATCGATTTCCGGAATGACAGAAATGTTACAAACCTGGTACATTTCGAAAATCGAAGCATCGATTTCCGGAATGACAGAAATGTTACAAACCTGGTACATTCCGAAAATCGAGGCTTCGATTTCCGGAATACAAAA